TTCTTTTACTATTTTTTCTTTTACTATTTTTTCTTTTACTATTTTTTCTTTTACTATTTTTTCTTTTACTATTTTTTCTTTTACTATTTTTTCTTTTACTATTTTTTCTTTTACTATTTTTTCTTTTACTATTTTTTCTTTTTATTGTTCCACCGGCGGGATCGGGATATTCAAAATCAGGTAGGTTTGGAGGAGAGCCTTGTAGATTTCTGGGGTTGTAAATTTGTTGTGTTCTAGGTGTATCAAGATTTTGTGCGGGTACGGCAGCAGCGGGAGCAACGGCGGCAGCAGCAGGAGCAACGGCGGCAGCGGCAGGAGATGCAGATGCGGCTTCTTCTAATTTTTTTAACTCGTCATTTAATTCTGTTAGTCTTCTTTTTAAAGCAACTAATTCTCCTGTTAACCTCATTTGTTCCTCATCCTTACTCTTTTTATTTTCACTCAACTGGTCTGTTGCTGTTGTTTCTCTGTTTTTAATAAATTCGTCAAGGCGTTTGTTCTGAACATTTATTTTTGTCATTATTTCATTCATTTCTGCTTTTATTACACTATCATCTCTATTAACTGTTCTTGAGCTAGCATTTCCCATTTTTTTTATATTAATAATAGATATTATTTATTTTATAATTTGATTTTATTTTTATTAAAGATGTTTAAATTCATTTAAATTTTTCTTGTTTCATTTATGTAGTTGTGAATAAATACGTCTCCATTTGTATTTACAACTTCTCCTGTCATATTACACTCTTCATATATTTTTCGTAATATGTTGGATGGAGCTGTAGAACCAAGTTTTAATAAATTATTTTTAATAAGTGCATTTTTTACATCATAAATTGGAACATTTTTTAATTCGCGTTGTGCATTTTGAATTATTTTTCTGGTTTTATTGTTTTTAATTAAAATACTTATTTTGTTGCCATGTTTTCCAAGTTTGTATTTTTTAATTGTAGTTTTTCTTCGAACTTGTTTGAGTTTTCTTGGTTGAGGTTTATATTTTTTTACTTTATTATGACTGGTTTTTTTCAGGTGACTGGTATTTTTGTTTTCATTATTATAATTGTAAATGTTGTTATTATCGAATGAATTTTTTTTTAATGTTTTATTGTAAAATTGTCTGTATGATGGTTTTGTTCCACCTTTCATTGCTCCATATGGAACATCGTCGTTGAGTTTAATCATTGAATTGTTTTTGTTATTTTTCGCGCCATCATAATCATCATCATCATGATTGTTGTCATTGATGAAGTTGTCATATTTCAAAGATGAACGAGGCGGAGGCGGAGGCGGAGGAGGCGGAGGCGGAGGCGGAGGCGGAGGAGGTGGTGGCGGAGGCGGAGGAGGTGGTGGCGCTGGCGCCGGCGCTTGAGACACTTCATGAGGTGGTAGTGGAGGAGGTGGTGGTGGAGGTATGTTTAGTTTCAAAGTAGATAAAGATTGCTGCAGCTCTTGTAGTTGCTGTTTTAAATGCAGAACAGGTGATAATGGTTCGTCATGTTTAACGCCCGTGTTCATGTTTGTGTCCATGTCCGTATCCATGTTTGTGTTTATTCCTCCTGTAACATGTCTTGTAATGTTTGATGAAATTGGAAGCATTAAATTCGAGGGTACATCTAGTGTAACATTTTGAAGTTTACTTGAATTATTGTTACTATTGTTATTACTATTATTATTATTATTATTATAGTGATGTTTTCGCGTTACTGAAGATGGATGTGTATTTTTTTTAAATTTTTTTAAATAATCAATGGATGCTTCAAAGTCTTTTGAAAAAATGTTTGTATATTTTTCTCTATTAAAAGGCTCTTTTTGTTGTTTGTCATTGTTACTATTATTATTATTAGTACTGTCATTATTACTAAAATCAAGAGGAACAGAATGAGCTCTTGTTGCATTTTTTGTTTCTTCTCTCTTTTGTTTCAATAATTTAATCAAATTATTTTTAAGTTCACTGGGTTTTATAAATTCAGGGAGTTTTCTATTTTTTTTTATAGAACCGTTATTTCTTTTTTGTGAAAATGATGGATTTAAATGTTCGCGATTGATGGTTATCTTTTTTTTTATTTCTGTCATTTATTTTCTTTTTATTTTGTTGCTAGTTATTGGTTAATTTATTTTATGAATGAATGAATATAAAATGGATTGGTATTTTTTTGATATTATATTTATTATATAAAAAAATACATTATTTTGGACACATCTTTTTACTTTAAATAAATGTATAAATCATTTTATATTATATGATAAAAGATTTAAATATAAATTGATTTATAAAATAGTCAGAACGAACATTATAAAATGGCTGTTTCAACTTCACACGTGAAAATGAATAAAAAAGACAGTAATGGGAGAGGTTTCGAAACAAATGATGAATATAATGATTATGACGACAGTCAAAGCGAATATTCGGAAGCGCCTTGGAAAATTATAAGTTCATATTTTAAGGACCAACATTTGAAACGTTTGGTGAGGCATCAAATAGAGTCGTACAATGATTTTATTGGGGTTCAAGTTGAGAGAACAATTGGAATGTTCAATCCAGTGACGATTGCGTCAGAGCAAGATTTTGATAAAAAAAATAAAAAATATAAACTGGAGATTGAAGTTACGTTTGATAAATTTCATCTTTATCGTGCTCAAATTCATGAGAACAACGGTGCTACGAAACTCATGTTTCCCCAAGAGGCGCGTTTAAGAAATTTTACATATGCATCTACAATGACAGTGGATGCAAATATAAAATACATTGTTCGTTCAGGAGAACAGCTTGAGAATGTGCAAACGTTTCACAAGGTGTTGCCGAGCATTCACATTGGTAAAATGCCAATCATGTTGAAGTCATCAGTTTGCATATTGAATCAGTATGCTCACATTAGTAATGCTGAGACGGGAGAATGTTCATATGACGCAGGTGGTTACTTTATTATAAATGGAAGTGAAAAGACGGTGCTTGGTCAAGAAAGGGCGGCTGAAAACAAAGTGTATTGTTACAATGTTTCTAAAGGAAATACGAAATGGATGTGGCTAGCGGAAGTAAAGTCTGTGCCTGATTTTAAATGTATTTCTCCGAAACAAATTAATATGATGATAGCAAGCAAAAATAATGGTTTTGGATTTCCGATTTATGTTCAGATACCGCGTGTGAAACAACCGATTCCGTTGTTTGTGTTGTTTCGGGCGCTGTCCGTGCTGTCGGACAAGGAAATATGTGAAAAGATAGTGTTTAATATTGAAAACAAGGAAGGAAATAATGAGTCAATACTTATGGCACTTCGCGCGTCTGTCATTGATGCCAACACGGTTCTTACTCATGAAGATGCGATGCGTCAAATCACGTCGATTGTCATGTTTACTCCTTTGAATATGGATAAAGAAACGGGAGCAAGAAAGAAGCGCGATTTTGCAATTGAAATCTTGAATTCTGATTTGTTTCCTCATTGCAGAACTCAGGCACAAAAGATATACTATTTGGGGTACATGGCTTCACGAATTATCAAATGCAGTTTAGGGATTATAAAACAAGATGACCGCGACTCATACATGAACAAGCGCATTGATTTGACAGGTGTTTTACTGAATAATTTATTTCGAAATTATTTCAATAAGGTGGTGAAGGATATGACCAAGCAGGTCATTCGTGAAATCAATACAGGCTCGTGGAGGTCGACCGAAGACTACTTGAATATTATTAACAAGACGAATGCATACAAGATAATCAAGTCAACAACAATTGAAAATGGAATTAAGCGCGCTCTGTCAACTGGAGATTTTGGAATCAAAAATGTCAACACAAATAAGGTGGGCGTTGCCCAAGTTTTGAATCGTTTAACATATGTGTCGAGTTTGAGCCACCTTCGTCGTGTAAGTACGCCGATTGATAAAAGTGGAAAACTGATTCCGCCGCGAAAACTCCATAACACAACATGGGGGTTTTTATGCGTCGCTGAGTCTCCTGAAGGCGCAAGCGTCGGTGTCGTAAAAAATATCAGCTACATGTCGCATATCACCATTCCGAGTCACGCCGATTCGCTTCACAAGCAGGTTGAACCGTACATTCAATGTCTCGACACAATTGCCAACAGCAACGTTCTTGTTGATGCAGTAAAGGTATTTGTAAATGGTGCGTGGGTAGGAATAAGCACTCATCCGGTTGAACTCTACAATGCATTCAAGGATAAGAAAAGCAAGGGTATTATTAATATTTACACGTCGGTTGTTTTTGATATTCGAAACAAGGAAATTCGAATTTGCAATGACTCGGGGCGAATTATGCGCCCGGTTTTGCGTGTAAAGAATAATCGCACATTTATCACGTCGGATGTTCTGCGCAAGTTGGACCGCCGTGAAATCACGTGGGACGACCTGGTAACTGATTGCAGGATTGAAAATGCAGTGATTGAATACATTGACCCGGAGGAACAGAATTTCAGCATGATTGCAATGAAACGCACAGATTTGAAAAATGCATCAAATCCGACTCCGACTTCACAGTTCACCTACAATTATACCCACTGCGAAATTCACCCGAGCACCATTTTTGGAATCTTGGCATCGTGCATTCCGTTTCCAGAGCACAACCAGTCACCCAGAAATACTTATCAATGCATCGGAGTTCATGAAAATGTTCTTATGGGAGATGGAACAAGGACACAAATAAAAGATGTTAGAATTGGAGACAGTGTAATGTCATTTTGTCCCAAAACATTTGAAGTAGTTAAAACTAAAGTTGTAAATCACTTTATTCGTAAAAATGATAATCCTGTTTACAAGGTCAAAACTATTAGTGGAAGAGAAATTGTAGCAACAGAAGACCATAAATTCATGACAAACTGTGGTTGGAAAACTGTGGGTGAGTTGATTCAACAGAACGAATTAAGAGTTGGAATAACTCACTTTCCCACACACATTGAAGATAATAAAATTGGAGACAAATGCATATTGTGTGAAGATGAATTTATTAATAAGATGAAAGAACTCGAAATTGACGAAACTAAAAATAGAAAAATAAATAAAGTACAAAAATATGTTAGTAAATTAAAAAATATCGGATTGCTTCCGCTTTATGAAAATAATCCTAAATTAACAACATTGTCAAGAATAATTGGATATTTATATGCTGATGGTTCAATTAATATATACCAAAAAAATAGAAAAAATGTCAACAATGACGGTGTTTATTTATATAAAGAATTTCAATGTTCGTTTGATTTCGGACAATATTGTGATGCATTAGAGTTTACAAATGATTTGAAATCAATTGGATTTGACAAAGATATTAAAATAATGGAAGGAACAAGAACATTTAAAAGTAAAGATAGTGACAGAGAACAAACACACCACACATATGCAGTAATTTATAATGGATGTTTGCCAGCACTTTTAATAAGTATGGGAATAGGATATGGAAAAAAAACAGAAACTGTAAGAAATAGCATTCCAAATTGGATAGTTGACAATAATGCATATGGGCTTCAGTTCATGAGAGGGTTTCAAGGCGGAGATGGATGCAAAATCAGATGGGATAAAACAATTGATAGAAGGTTAACTACTATTGAAAGAATATATATTATAAAGATTCAAGAGACATCACAACAAATCAATCCAACTTACAAGGAGTCTCTGGTTTCATTCATGAATCAATGTGTTTTAATATTAAGTAGATTAGGAATTAATACATTGCATGTGAAAGAAAGTAAAATAAGTGAATCAAGAGTAAAAATATCATTTACTATTTCAAGTAAAATGGATAATATTATAAAATATTATGACACAGTTGGTTATGCATATTGTAACACTAAAAATATACATTCATTTAAAGTTACTGAATACCTTAAAACAAAAAAAAATAATAAACAAAACAAGTATTGTGGCAATATCGAAGAATGGATGAGGGATATTCAAGTTGTTAATAACTTGGCATTTATACCAATTGAGTCTATAACAAGACAAGAAGATTGCATGATATCTGACATTGAAGTTGAACACGATAATCATTCATTTATTGCTGGAGATAATTTTGCAAGTTCAAATTGCGCAATGGGTAAGCAGGCGATGGGCATGTACGTTACGAACTTTTACAACCGGATGGACAAGACGGCATATGTCCTATCCAATCCAATGCGTCCGCTAGTTGATACTCGTGTTATGCGCATGATAAAGCTCGACGAGATTCCATCCGGCGCACCCGTCATCGTCGCAATTATGAGTTATACCGGCTACAATCAAGAAGACAGCATCCTTGTCAACAAGGGCGCAATCGACCGCGGTTTATTCAGCGCAACCATTTATCACACTGAAAAGGACGAGGACAAGAAAATCAACGGTGACGAGGAAATTCGATGCAGACCAGATTCCACAAAAACAAAAGGAATGAAATTTGGAAATTATTCGAAATTGAATAGCAAGGGCGTTATTCCCGAAAATTCCGTTATTGAAAATCGTGACATTATCATGGGCAAGGTCATGCCCATCAAGGAAAATAGGAATGACCACACAAAAGTAATCAAATATGAAGACGCCAGTAAAATGCACAGGACTACAGAAGACTGCTACGTCGATAAGAATTACACGGAGCGAAACGGGGACGGATACGTCATTTGCAAAGTTCGCATTCGCACATTTCGAAAGCCGGTCATCGGAGATAAACTCAGCAGTCGTCACGGACAAAAGGGTACCATCGGAAACATCATTCCAGAAATGGATATGCCATTCACAAAGAGCGGACAGCGTCCCGACATCATCATCAATCCCCATGCCATTCCATCCCGTATGACCATCGCCCAACTCAAAGAAACCCTCCTCGGAAAAGTCCTCCTCGAACTCGGACTCTTCGGCGACGGAACATCATTCGGAGAACTCGACGTTTATACCATCCGCAATGAACTCCTAAAACTCGGCTACGAAAACAACGGAAATGAACTCCTGTATAACGGCCTATCCGGCGAACAAATCAATTCAGACATTTTCATCGGTCCCGCATTCTACCAGCGCCTAAAACACATGGTCAACGACAAGCAACACAGCAGGTCCATCGGTCCAATGGTAAATCTCACGCGTCAGCCTGCGGAAGGCCGCTCGCGAGATGGAGGATTACGGTTTGGGGAAATGGAGAAAGATTGTGCTAAGGGAGACACACCCGTTTCTCTAAGATGTGGGCTATCAGTAATGATTGAAGAAATGGATATAAATAAAAAACATGTTCTTGGGTGGAGTGAGAGCAAGAATGGTATGGTTCCTTCAAAACAATGCGCATTTATGGATAAGGGAATGCGTGACTGTGTTGAGCTAACATTTGAAGATGGTAGGAAAATCATATGTACAGAAGAACACCCAGTATTAACATCAAATAATGAATGGGTGAAAGTAAAGGACCTTGAACTTCATAAAACAAAGGTTAAAACCGGCGTTGCTTATCCACTTATGAAAGTCAAGGAAGAAATTGCGGAATGTGGTGGTTGGACACAATCATTAGGAACACGAACGCTCAGGACAGATACTTATAATGAATATATGAGAACGCTTGCATTTGCACGCATACTTGGACTTTTGATTACCGATGGAAGTATTAGTGCAGATGGTACACGAAAACAGGCATCAGTTTCACTTGGACATGTAATTGATGTTAAACAATTTCTCGGTGATATAACCATGTTTTGCGAAATTAACCAGATGAAATATAAAACGAAAAATTACTATTTTGTTAACATTCCGAGTGAATTTCTTGATGATATTCTTCAACTTGGCGGAATCTTGCGTGGAAGAAAAATAGATCAACCAGGAACACTTCCTGAATTTATTTTGAATGAGAACTGTCCACGCCCCATTATTCGTGAATTTCTTGCTGGAATGTTTGGCGGCGACGGACACACATGTGTTCTTGGATTGCATAGGGGGAAACGCGACGTTATGACATCCGTTTCATTTTCAAAATCGAAGACATATGAGCATCGTGAATCATTGCAAAAAATGTTTGAAGATATGCAGAAACTACTTGCCAAATGTGGTATTCATAATACAACGATTCAGAATTTTCGGGAAACATCCTCATCTAGAAAGAAATTCGAATTGAAAGATAAAAATGATGCGTCGAACCGAAGTTTTCAGTTGACGCTTCACCTTCCTATTGAACAACTTATACCATTCTCCGAAAAAATCGGATTTCGTTATTGCTGCCACAAATCCCAGCGTCTTGAAGCCGGTGTTTCATATCGTCGCTTGCGTGAAGAAGTTTGCCGTCAACACAATTGGCTGGTGAATCGTGTTGATGAAATAACGCATTTCAAGGAAATCAAATCGAAGAATCCGGACAAGATTGTGCCCACAAAGAGTGCCATTATTCAAGCAGTTGAAGAACTAAAGAAAACTGAAGGGCTGCTTCATGAATACGCAATTCCAAGCACACACGATATTACGGATCACCTGATTAAAGGCACAGAATTTGGCAAATTCACATCCAAGTCATTTCCCACTGCGGAACAATTCATGGAAAAAATTGGAGCGCTCAGCTGGTTTCTAAGCGATGATGCAGAGTCAGAAAAAAAAATGGATGACCACGACCACGTGAATGAACAAGTATTTAATGAAGAAGAAGGTATAATTGATGACGATATTAAAGATTATGACACCGATACTACAGTATATGGCGTGTATCGCGAAAGTGCCTCACTTCCCACGATGAATTTGGAGGTTGTGTCGAGAATCAATGTCGGCCCGCAACACGTGTATGACATCAGTGTAGAAGACACGCATTCATTTCTTGCAAATGGCATCGTTGCACACAACTGCATGGTATCGCACGGAGCTGCACGATTCACGCGCGAGCGACTCTACGATGTTTCAGATAAATACCAGGTCCATGTGTGTTCCAGATGCGGAATGGTTGCAGCTTATAATGACGCGTTGGGCATTCACTGCTGCAAAATGTGCGACAATCGAACCGATTTCGCGTACGTTGAAATTCCATATTCATGCAAGCTGCTGTTTCAAGAACTGCAAACGATGAATGTAGTCCCGCGAATCATGACGGAATAATAGAATAAAATAAATGTAAAATAAATATTTGTAAAATTAAAAATATTTATTGTGATATGTTTTATTTTTTCTTTTTGAAGGTTTTTCTTTTATACCTTTTTATGTTCCTTTTTATGTTTCTTTTTGATTTTCTTTTTGATTTTCTTTTTCTTTTTGAACCACCTTCACTACCATCAAGTGATTCACCACATAATAATGACATTTCCATTTGTAATTCGTGACTAGGAGATTTTGGCTTTAGTGCCAGTATTTGACAAAATGCATTTTTATCTCCAACAAATAATGGATGTGGATTTTTATCTAATATATTAGATAATAATTCTATGTTTTGACTTTCATATAACTCATCAAATTTCTTGATGGGTACATCACAGCTTCTTTCATTTAATGCAAAATTCATAAAACTTTCAATAATATCACAATTTTGTGGTGTAAGTTGTCCAGTACAGTATGTAGCTTTGAATAATGCAGAATTAGTATCAAACATTTTTTTTGCTTCACTAACAATCCGCACTCTTTCTAGTTTTCTAAAAAAATTATCACCAAATAATCTTTTAATCGCATTTTTATTTTCTAATGAAGTACTCATTAACCTTACCACATTTTTAACAGGCATATCTATAGTTACTACTCCTAATACATCGTCTACTATGGGGAGAGCAGAAGCCATTTTATTATACAATATTTATATATTATATTATTTTATTTATTTTATTTATTTGTTTAATCTCTCTTTCTCTCTTTTTTAGAAAGTTATAATCGAAATATAATCCTGTAATCCTGAATCATGAACACACCTGTTAGTCCCATTAATCACAAAACATGTTGGCAATAAAAAACGCGCCCACAAGTCCAAGTACTGCTCCTAAATGATAGTTGTATTGCATTTTTCTGTACACATTTAACCATGCTTGTTTTTGTTTTTCTCCGTCAATGTGAAGTATCATCCAGTCGCTTTTTGGAGAGAGAATATAAAAAAAGTAGTTGGTTATAAATGTGACTGCTCCAACAACGCATATTGTTGAAAATCGATTTATTTTGTATGAATTTTTCGTCGCACTTTTCCAAAATAAAAATAAAAGTGATAATACAAGACCTAGTCCAAACCCTTTGAAATAAATTTGTCGACGTTCGTCTGCAATCTTTTTATAGATTGCTTTTTGTTTTTCGGAGAGAACGGCGGTAAATTCTTTTATCGACAAAGTGCTGTCTGAATTGTACATGGTGAAAATCATTGCAACGATGAACATTGTTGCAATAATGCAGCTTTTCATGCAGACCATTTTACAGTGATTGTGAGTTTAGTTATTATATTGTATGAAAATATTTTATTTTTATTTATAGATGGCATAATATCGTTGTAAAATCTCTACTAATACTAAATTTGCCAAATCATTATTTCCTTTTATTTCACATTGTAAAATTGAAGATTTTTTATCCCTGTAAATTTTAACAGTGGTTTGAATACTGTCTTTTGGCATGTGGAAAATATCAAAAAACATTCTACCTTGCAACAATAATGCGTCTTCATCCAGTTGAATGTTTGCATAACCATTATTAGTTTCTATATCATATTGAAGAGTATAACCATCTTCTACATCCATAATTTTTTTATCAACATCTTCGAGAGCAAGAACGATGTGTTCTAAATTGAAATCAATCTTTGCTTGCATTATGACTCACGTGTATATAATTTAAGTTATTATCATTAATATCTTTTATATATATATTTTGTGATATTCATTATTTTAATTTTATTTATTTTATTATATAATATTATCATATATTAAATATACGAACATTTAAAAATGAAGATGATTTTAGGAGGTTTTTTTAATGGCTTTTCTGCGAAACTGTTAGGTGGTGGATCAAGTAAGAACGGCAGCGGTGGTCCAGATGGCAGCAGTGAAAGAGAAATGTCGCGAGTAACGTTGAGAGAAGCATGGAACGGTGCAGCTGCAACTGGAACTGTAAAAAATCTGCCAGTGGCTGCAACTCCATTTCGCGCTATAAACAATGCTGGAGATTTATTGAATCGTAAAAATTACACTTCAGGCGGTCCAACGCAAATTAGTTCTGTAAGAGGTGGATTGAATGGGTGGAAGAAAATGGCGGGAGCAGTTCAACCGCATCCTGATAAAACTGGTGTTCCATCTTCCACATGCAATGTGAAATATGTGTACGACGGTTCAGATTACACCACGTTTAAGAAGCTTCAGGCGATTAACCGCAACTACAATAATGCGAGCAATGGTGGAAACTTGAATAGTGGTTCTCAGTCTGCATTTAGAGCAATTAGGCGCTTTTAATAATATTTCTTAATTTATTTTATATAATAAAAGTGTAAATAACAATAACAGCTCATTCAAAATACAATATATTAATTAAGCATAATATATTATATCATATTAAGTTATATAACTAAAATGGTATTCAAGTTGAAATATAATTTTAATGGTCCTCCTGATAGTCATATTTTAATAAAACAGCGTGGAAATAATGCAACGCTGACAAGCGTGAATCCGATGCCGCAACAGTTTTATCCGTCATCCAATGACAGCGTCTTTGCAATGGGTCGTCGTACGTTTGTTAAAACTAAAGGGGAGCCAAATGGTGTCAAAAATATGGATAATAAGGTTGCCGGAAATGTGCATGGAAATTTTGGAACAACCTTTAATCAAATACCGCCTCATAAACGCACAGGTTTAGTTGGAAAGCCTATATCATTTCCGCAAGACAGTTCTCAACGAATTGAGCGTCTTAAAAATAATGCAATTGGCGGAGGGAGTATGAAGGTGGGTTTAGCAACAACTGCTCCCATGTCTTTTAGAAGCAAAGACACAACTAGTCGAAATATTGCAATTCGAAGGTGTCGTGCTGGAGGGTGTATTGCGCCAAAAAAGAAGGGTGCAAATAACTCATTCAAATCTGGCGGAGGGTCAATTTATACAAGTATAGGGAATCGTCAAATTTTTGCTCCATAAATGAAAAGTAATAGCATTTTTATATTAATGATGAAAAAATAATAATATAAAATTAATATATATATAATAAAATTTAGTAAAATGAAAAGAGAAACTCTAAAAAATAAAAGAATGAATAAGCGTAGCAGGACACGGCGTCAACGTAGATATAGACGCCGCCAAATGTTTGGAGGAAGAAATGCACTTATTAATTTTCTTAGTCCAACACCAAACACGCCTGAGAGTTGTGATGAAGAATATAAAAAATGCAAAGCTGGTGTAAGTGGTGAAAATGAAGGTGGTATTTTTAACACGATTAGTAATTTGTTAACGGGTAACTCATCTACTGAATCTACTGATGCGTCGTCACAACCTCAACAAGTTTCAACATCATCGTTGGATTTGTCACCGTCTCCATCGGACTCGTCGTCGTCTTTTATGTCTGAACCATCTCCATCGGGCTCGTCGTCACAACCTGAACCAGTTTCAACATCATCGTTAGATTTTATGTCTGAACCATCTACTGATGCGTCGTTACAACCTGAAGCATCATCTACTGATGTCTCGTTACAACCTGAAGCATCATCTACTGATGCGTCTTTACAATCTAAACCAGTTGCAACATCATCGGATTTTATGTCTGAACCATCATCTACTGATGCGTCGTCTACTGATGCGTCTTTACAATCTAAACCAGTTGCAACATCATCGGATTTTATGTCTGAACCACTTGAATCGTCATCTTCGTCGTCGGACTTGTCACCATCTGAAGAACCATTAAGGCCGTTAAAACGCTCTCGTTACGGTGGTGGCAGTGTAAAGAAATATAAAAAACGAACTATGAAAAGGAAAAATAATAGTAAAAAAAAAAGAAATAATAAAAAAAAATAAATAAAAAATTAAATACAAAACATTTTATAATGTATAATGTAATGTATTAATTGTAACATTATTTTAATAGTTGTCAGTCAAGTCAATATATTTGGAATGTCATCTTAATATATGGATTAATGCATATTTGTTATAAGCAAGTGCGCAAATGTGTACTTGTGGTCTAATGGGAAATTGGAAACTTCAAAACCAAGCGACTCATATGTCGCGAGTTCGAATCCTCTCAGTTCCTCAAAAAAAGGCTTCAAAGTAAGCTGAAAAAAAAATTGGAAAAAATATACCCAAAAATTAATCCCCTATAGCTCAGCGGCAGAGCGTCTAAAACACCGTCGTCTACAACCTTGACTCGCAAGAGTCCGAATTGATGATGGTTATCGCCTTATAAGCGGAAGGTCACAGGATCGAAACCTGTTGGGGGAATAATATCATTCAGTAGCTTTACAGAAGCTCCTCGTCATAGCTAAGCGACGCAAAACACAGCCTGCAACTGTAAACCACTCCCACGGCGGGCGGCTTATCGTCGAACACAATCAAGACACTCAATGTCCGAAAGTTTGATGGTTATCTCTTTCTCATTAAAAGGCAAGCACAGGATCGATACCTGTGGGTGGTACTCAACGGGGATGGCGCAGAGGAAGCGCGCGGGGCTCATAACTCCGAGGTCCTAGGTTCAAGCCCTAGTTCCCGTATTTTTTTTACTTTGACAAGGTCATCTATTTTATTTTTTATTATATCTTTGAATGAATCGATACAAAACATAGAGAGAAAATATGCTTATGCAAGCATAAAATGCCTTTACATAAACGTCATCTGGTAATTTTGAAAAATCGATTTTATCAAATTGATAACCTGACCTTTTTGAATCTTTTTTCTTTTTTTGTTTTATTTTATTTTTTCGAATCGCTGCATACTTGTATTTGCATTTTGATTTGTGTTTTGATGATGATGACGACGATGAGCATGAATCTGAATCATCACCATTACCGCCGTTGTAGTTTATAAATGTTTCAGTACATGTTTGCGTAGGGTCCGCCGGATTTTTTTTATCGAGAAATGTGCACGGGTCCATATTTTTCACATCGGCAACTGCGACAAATTTAGTGTCGGTTCCAAAATTGTCTTGTCCGGTGTCATTTAAATTTGCGTCGGTTACAGGAGTAATCGTGGCGAGCGTAACTGACATGCACGGCGGGTTTTCGCCCATCATGAATGACTTGAAAATATTTAGCGGATTTAGTTTCGCTAAATCACCTAGCGTTCCAGGAATTAATCCCTCAAATTCTGTAAACTCAGTTCCCCCTAGACCTGATGATATAAATGGGATGTTTCCGCTCGGAACATTATTAATGTAAATATATCGGTCAACTAATTTGTTTGATTCAACGTCAGTGCACTGACCACCTGTTTTTAAAAAAAACTTATCACCTAAAGGACCGCCTGTTGTAGAACCACCCTTTCCAGACACAAGCACTTCAACATAGTTGATCAATCCGCCAACATTATTAGCAAGTGCGTCAAAAGTTCCTTCGTCCGACATACCCATATCTGATGGTTTCAATATGCGTTTCCAATACAAATAATCAGGACCCAGCAAATTCTGCTCCATCCCTTTCATATCCGTCATAATATCTGAAAAAAAACCCGACATTTTAAAATAATCTTTGAATAATATATATATAATAATTATTTAAAAAAACGATTAAATATAATACCAATAAACAATACTACTACAACCAAAAAAAAAACAAAATGAATAATCGAAACGAAAATGTAGAAAAAGGTACAGAAATGACACTTTTAAATGAAACACCGCCACCATCACCAACGTCACCAACGTCACCAACGTCACCACGACTATTATACAAAAAAATGAATTTGAAGTCAAATACTTTTTTAGATGCAGACGAGTTGAGTAATTTGAAGGCAACATTGAAAACGGGAGACTTGTTGGTGTGCGACGATTTACAACACAATTCATGGGGAATATTTAGCTGGTTCATTAAGTTCATGACCCAAAGCGATTATTCTCACGTTGGAATGGTTGTGGTTGACCCGGATATGACAAACCCCAAGTTGAAAGGTGTGTACGTTTGGACATCGGGAATATCTGATACTCCAGACCCCGAAGATAATAAAAAAAAATTCGGTGTTCAATTTGTCGAATTTGATGAATTTTTAAAAACATATCAGGGAAAAATTTATCTCAGACGTTTGATTTGTGAATCAAAAGAGCAGTATGAAAAACTATTTAACAGTGTTACACTACAAGAAATTCATAAAGTTGTCTATGATAAACCGTATGATATCGTGGTAACCGACTGGATAGAAGCGTATTACAAAAAAGACCCCAATCCGCAAAAAACGTCACGTTTTTGGTGCAGTGCATTAATTGGATACATATACACAAAGGTAACGCTGTTTCACGAGAATTTGGACTGGAGTATATTGACACCGAGTTATTTTTCAAGTGAAAACAAAACGTTTCAAATGTTGCACAATGTGAAACTCGAAAAAGAGTATCAAATTTGGGGATAAACTGTAAATATTTATTTATTTATTTATATTTATAAACTGAATATTAATTATATATAAAATTGAATTTATATATATAATTAATAAAATCTCAATAAAAATCAATCAGTCAATCAAATCAGTCAACTCATAACAAGTCATCAATGTCGTCGCATCATCAAGATTGGGAACCCGTTATTTTTAATAAAAAATCAGCAGAAAAAAAAACTGCACCTGCAACAACTCAGAAAACATCGTCATCATTGGCATCTGTCGGCATTTATGCAGCCGCATCAGACGACGATGTAAAAAAAACGAAATATGTTTCAAAAAAAACTTCCCTTGCTGTCAGCGCAGCAAGGTGTGAAAAAAAAATGACGCAGAAGGAATTGGCACAAAAATGCAACTTTGATGTTTCAATTGTTGCTGAAATTGAAAGAGGAACTTGCGTGTACAATCCGACACATGTTAATAAAATACAAAGTGTTCTTGGAGTAACAATACCAAGAAGTTAATTATAAATAAAAAAAAATAAATAACTTAAAAATATATTAGTTATATTTATAACTGTACTTTTACTTGTAATTGTATTTGTATTTGTATTTATTTAGTTTAATTTATATTTTTTTTATAAATACACACATCAAACCATTTCATTTATTACGTAGTCATACTCAATCATGAGTAAGAGTGAAATTACGGAATTGTTTCGTTCCCAATTGGAAACCGTTTTTACAACATTTGTTTATGATGCTACCTTTTTAATATGCCTCAATGTGCATAATAAGGAAATTATTGTAAATTTTCCTGTTGTATTAGATGATAACCGAGTTGAAATATTTACTGGATATCGCGTTCAACATAATAATTGGTTGGGTCCATATAAAGGTGGGCTGCGTTTTAGCGAAGAGGTTCACATGGAAGAATGCAAGGCACTGGCATTTTGGATGACAATAAAATGCGCCCTTCATAATTTACCGTTTGGCGGAGCAAAGGGGGGTGTCATGTATAATCCAAGAAAGTATTCAGAAAATGAAAATCGAAACATTTCGAAAGCATTTTGTGCCGCCATTTATACAAATATTGGGCCAACTCTTGATATACCGGCACCGGACATCGGAACGTCAAGTCAAACAATGGACTGGATGGTTTCCAAATATCAAGAGTTGAGCAATGTGTCGAACAAATCACAATTGGGCTGTTTTACGGGTAAAAGTGTGGATTGTGGAGGGTCCTTGGGGCGAAACCACTCCACCGGTTTGGGCGTTGCATTAACAATTGACTATTGGAATAAACATCACAAGGATTTTATAGATGATCCGTTGAAAACATACATTATACAGGGTTTCGGAAATGTTGGCGTTTGGACGATGCATTTTTTAAATCAGTTTGGTTACACGTGCTTGGCGGTTGGCGACCACACCGGATATTATAAATTCAATGACGCATCTAGCATGAACGTTGAAATGTTGAAAAAATATAATGCTGATAATCGAGGATTACTCAACGTGGAGAGTTCGCCTGCGTTTAAAGACGTTGAAAAAATAAGCGAACAAGATTTTTGGAAAATGAAATGCGACATTGTAATTCCAGCCGCGAAAGAGCTGCAAATAACAAAAGATGTTGCCCAAAATATCGGTTCAAGTTGCAGGCTTGTTGCAGAAGGTGCAAATGGACCGACAACTGCCGAGGCTGACGCAATATTGCTTGAAAGAAACATTGAAGTAATACCTGATGTGTTGTGCAACAGCGGAGGTGTCATTGTGAGTTATTTTGAATGGGTGCAAAATAATTCAAATGATTATTGGAGTTTGGATGCGGTTGAAGAACGTTTAAAAAAAATGTTACATAATACTTGCATTAGTCTATTTCATTTGAAGGACCAATATAAACAAGAGAAATACAGTAACAGAACTTTGGCTTATAAAATATCGGTTGATAATTTGTTTCATAATGCATAATATAAAATAATAGTTGTTTATAATCCCGTGCTACCAAACCCTCCTGCACCTCTCTCTGTTTTTACCAACTCTTCAACTTCTTCCAATTCATTTGTGAATATTCTCTCAAAAATCAACTGTGCAATTCTGTCGCCTGCTTTGATTGTAAAATCGTATGCCCCGTGGTTGAACAGGATAACTTTTATTTCACCCGTATAGTCGCTGTCAACGACTCCAGCGCCAACCTGGATTCCGTATTTGAATGCCAACCCGCTTCTCGGTGCAATTCTTGCATAACAGTCTTTTGGAACCATGATGGAAATGCCAGTGGAAATGGCGCACCATTTATGAGGTGGAATAGTTGCATCCACGGACGAACTAATGTCCAATCCGGCACTGCCTTCTGTGGCTCTTTTAGGTACAACTGCGTGCGAAACTAGTTTTTTCACTTGAAACATTATAGAAATTGAAAACTGAATTAATTATATAAAAGTATATAAATTTATATTTATACTTTTATATAACATATATATTTATTATACAAGTATTTTTTAGAATGGCGTTGGTTGTTGCAAGTTTATTACAAAGGGATGCGGTGTTGCGCTCGATTGGTGCTACAAATTCAAAAATATATGAAATTTTATCGGAATACATGTGCGGAGAGACGTACATTAAATCAAAATTAGAAACATTGGATATTATTTACAAATTGGAAGTGATTGAAAGTTATATTTCAGAGATTCCAGACACCACTGTTCATGAAAAAACAAGCATAAACAAAGCGTTGACAGGTATTCATGAAATGTGCACAAAATTGCATAATGAGTTGGACACAATTCTGAATAAAATAAAAATACACAATCAGAAATATTTTTATTATTTGAGGTCATTTGATGTTTCATCAGATTTATTAAACCTTGAAACCCATGTATACAATTTAAATCACAGGTTCAAAATGTTTTTAAGTCTGATGAATGCGAATGCGAATTCGAATGCAATGAATGTTCCAAAAATATAAGAGTATTATTTTTTTATATTAAAAATATTAATGAAAAATTTATTATACTTATTATACTTTCTGATTTTTTTAATTGATAATGGAGTTTTTTTTATAACTGGAGTATTTTTTTTTACAACAGGAGTTTCTTCCGCAACTGAAACGGGAGTAGCTTCTTCAACAACTGAAACGGGAGTAGCTTCTTCAACAACTGAAACGGGAGTAGCTTCTTCAACAACGAGAGTAATTTCTTCTGCAACTGCAACTGGAGTTTCTTCTGCAACTGGAGTTTCTTCTGCAACTGGAGTTTCTTCTGCAACTGGAGTTTCTTCTGCAACTGCAACTGGAGTTTCTTCTGCAACTGGAGTTTCTTCTACAACGAGAGTAATTTCTTCTGCAACTGCAACTGGAGTTTCTTCAACAACTGCAACTGGAGTTTCTTCAACAACTGCAACTGGAGTTTCTTCTGCAACTGCAACTGGAGTTTCTTCTGCAACTGCAACTGGAGTTTCTTCTACAACGAGAGTAATTTCTTCTGCAACTGCAACGGGAGTAGCTTCTTCAACAACGAGAGTAATTTCTTCAACAACTGCAACTGGAGTTTCTTCTGCAACTGCAACTGGAGTTTCTTCTGCAACTGGAGTTTCTTCTACAACGAGAGTAATTTCTTCTGCAACTGCAACTGGAGTTTCTTCTGCAACGGGAGCTTCTTCAACAACTGCAACGGGAGTTTCTTCAACAACTGCAACGGGAGTTTCTTCTGCAACTGCAACGGGAGCTTCTTCAACAACTGCAACGGGAGCTTCTTCAACAACTGCAACTGGAGCTTCTTCTGTAACTGCAACGGGAGCTTCTTCAACTACAGGAGTTTCTTCTGTAACGGGAGTAGTTTCTTCTGCAACGGGAGCTTCTTCAACAACTGCAACGGGAGTTTCTTCAACAACTGCAACGGGAGCTTCTTCAACAACTGCAACGGGAGTTTCTTCAACTACAGGAGTTTTTTCTGTAACGGGAGCTTCTTCTGCAACGGGAGCTTCTTCTGCAACTGAAGTTTCTTCAACAACTGCAACGGGAGTCGTTTCTTCAACAGCGGGAGTCGTTTCTTCTGAAACGGGAGCTTCTTCTGCAACGGGAGCTTCTTCTACTACGGGAGCTTCTTCTACTACGGGAGTTTCTTCTGCAACGGGAGCTTCTTCTACAACTGGTGTTTCTTCTGCAACGGGAGTTTCTTCCGCAATTGTAACTGGAGTTTCTTCCTCAACTGGATTCATAAATTATATATAAATTATATATATATTAAAATCTTTTGTTTATTTAAAAAATTTATACAAAATTATTTACTCTTAATATAGTTAAATTTGGAAACAATTAGACAAAATCAAATAAATAATAAATAAATATAATAATTTATATAAACATATGCATATATAAATATACACGCCCGCGTATATATTTATATGATAAATCAGCTCGAAGCGACCACACAAAATACAATCCAGCACCAAAATGATAGCAGCGACATCGCGGAAGCTGTAAACATAATTACAGCGTTGTATAATAAATACAGTAGTATGCCAAATGTTCAACAAAAATTGATTCATCATATTACAGATGTATTGCCGACGATTCTTGAAACGACTGTTCAACAGTATCAACAGAGAGAAGAGAGAAAAAAGTCACTTGAAGAAAAATCGGATGAATTTATTGAAGAATTTCTTGCAAAAACGCGTTATTTTTATCACTCTGGAACAGAGTTATTTTTTATTTACTCTGGTGATAAAGTGTATGAAGTTATAAAAGAGGACAACATTCAACACTCTATTTTAACAACCATTAGTGCAAGTCATAAAGATTTGATGCCATGGAAATATAAAATAAAAATACAAATTATAAAACGAATTCGAGAGAATAATATATTAAAATCTATACCAGAGTCAGAAACAATTCAAAATATTTTACGACTGCTTACGCCTGCGCTTTTTCACAACAAAGACACAGTAAAATACTTTCTTACTACCATTGGTGACATTCTTCATAAAAAAAATTCACTTCATTATTTCATTAATTCAAAAACATTTATTCCATGTATAAAGGAAATAAGTCAAGAGTGTTATAAATACTTTGGAATTAATTTATTGACTCATTTCAAATTTAAATACTATGAACATGCAAATGAAGAGTGCCGACTTATCAATGTGTGCGATTTATCAAACGGGTTTATTATTCTAGACGACTATTTCAAGTCGCACATTATTCCTCACATTATTGATTTGTTATGCGTTGCATCTCACTATTCAACGCGATACGTGTCTGCCGATTTATTTTTAGAAAAGTATTGTAATGACTATTCAGTAATAAATCATGCACTGTATTTAAAAAATAATACGAATCTCGAAATTGTGGCGAGGTTCATTCATGCAACAACAGAGGAATGTCCTGGATACACCATTACATATAAAAATTTGTTGTATTTGTGGAAGATTTTTATTGAGGAAGAGAATATTCCAAATATATTTTTTAATCATTCTCTCCAAGAGTTGCTGTCAACACATTATGAAGAGTTGAACTTGGACATTGACGTTATGCAGTTGCCGGATAACTTTGAAAATACAATTATAAAAAATAGAACAAGTAAACATTTACCATTTGTTTGTAGTTTTATGTCATTTTGGAATACATATATAATAGATTTGAATAATACAAAAAATAATAACGAAGAAGAAGACAAAGAAGAAGAATATGAATTAGAGTTGGAAGAGTTGTTGTCATTATTCAACAAATCAATCAAACGATCTGCGACGACGCTGTTGCATAATAACGTTTCAGATAAGATGTTGCTAGGACTCATAAAACATTTTTATCCAGACATCATCATTGAGGATGATAAGTATTTGATTCATGTGGGATGCCGATCAAATATATGGAATAAAAGAGCAGAAATCGAGGAATTTATAAAAAAATATAAAGAATCTAAAATAGAGAGTGCGAATGCGAATGTACACCCACTGACAAGTCAGTCACTATATACAATATACCAGTCTTATTGTAAGTATGCATTTGATAAAGAATATAAAATCATTAGCAAAAGATGGTTTGAAAAATATTTCATATCAGTTTATAATCATTATTTAATTGACACTGAAATAAATGCGAATATGAATATAATTGTTTCATCAAAATGGTTCAGTAAATAAAGTAAATTACATTAATATTTTATTTATTTCATGTAAAGACTATAATTCTCTCTTCTCTCTGATATAATTTGTAAAAATAGAAATATAAACTATCCATAGGGTTCGTTTCACAAAATTATTTTCCATCGGTTTTGTAAACGGGTGCATTTGACTTGGCGGCATCTGCAGCAGTTTTCGCATTATTCTTATTTGCTAAAAATTGAGCAGCTGCAGTTCGTGCTTGTTTAGGAGTCTGCACACATGGAATGGTCAACATGTAATTGTAGCTGATAGATGTAATAAGGATTCCTGTCAATAAATACCATATAAAGTAAGAAATAAGGTCTTTTAGTATAATATATTGTTTAAGTTCGAAAAATAACGGACTGCTCTCGGCAGTTACATTGTCATCAACCTGTTTAAGTCCGTCTTTGAATAATTCGACACTAATGCTTTTATTCCAGAAACCTACAAGGTTGTCAGTGTTCAGCGTGTTGATAACGGTAGAAGGATCGCTTAGTATATTTTTAATGACAATAAATGCATCTTTATCTTTCGCTTTTCCAGTATCATTCAATAACTTTTCTGTAAAAAGTGACGACACGCCGAAAACGCTTGCAATAGCATAGCCGATTGTATTCGAAAAGGCGGCAAGCCATCCAGGAAACATTGTCAGCAATAAGTTGAGTAAACCGAAAATAAGAACCCATGGAATAATTGTTGCAACAGCCGCGGTTCCAACATTGGAAGGACTGTTGCACATTTGTTTGGCTAAATATATATTCAAAATAAATTGGCTCACAAGGATTAAAATAAAATAAATAGCAAATAAAATTGTTGACTTATCAGGAAACATGTATTTCATAACAAAATAAACAGCTGTAACTCCAATATAAACAAAAATAGAGGTGGCTGGGTCAATCACTTGAGCCGCTTTTGAATTTGAGGTTAGAGATGTTAGAGAAGATGCGGCGGCAGCGGTTGCGGTTGCGGTTGCGGAAGCTGGCGCAGGTGTTGAAGAAGTATCGGTAGTAGTACTAGTAGTAGTAGTAGACATTTGCTTATTCTGTTTCTCTATTTAGTAAAAATATTATTTTATAATAATCTTTCTTTGTATTACAAATATATTAAATTTTATATATTGTGTGTAAAATTTAATATGAAAATATCTGTCACTTTTATAAAAGTAAAAACATCAGTTACACCTTACATAACCACAACCACAACCACCACATAGATTGATTCAAATGAATTTTTTTAGAATGGGTCATAGTCAAGATGACAAACCATTTTTAACTGAACCCGGCGTAAAGTCATTTATTAGTGGAGTGTTGAAAGGATGTCATCAATTAAAGTCGCAACACTACAATACAATATTCAATGTCTCAATGTTTGCATTATTTTTCATACTTTTAGGGGGTATTCTGTATTACAAATACAAAGGAAAACTTACTCCTGAAGAAAAAGAAAGAAGAAAACAACAAGAAAAACAATATATTTTAACAAAACTAAATAATGTATCTGCAACAATAAAAATGGATAGACAAAAAGGCAATATCACGCATGCTAATTTGATTACAGATTTACCTTCATGGTGAATGAATGAATATTGAATGATTATGTGATTATGTGGATGGTCAGTCATGGCAGTCATGGCGTCCAATCAATTTCAATAAACATTTTTTTGACTTCATGATAGTTGTACCCGTGAGGAAAATACGATTTTTCAATCCAGTTTATTTTACTATCAGGAAATACAACTTGAAGCTCTGCCAACAAATCTTGAATGAACTGTTCTCGAATTTTTGCTCTTTCGTTTGCATCATTTGTCAATTTCAATTGTAAGTTGTGGTACTCCAATGTTGACAGTTGCGCTTGTGACTGATAAATAAAATTACGCAATGTAGCACTAACCCACTCTTCTTCAAACGGAATAGAATACTTGAATGCAGTTTCAATGCAAAAATCAGAACCTGTATATAATCGCCCACTTACTTTATTTATTACACCATTGCATATTAAATTTACAACTCTATATAACTCTCTATTTTTAGGATAATTTTTAAGATATTCTTTTGTCATTGGTTTTATAACATTTTCCATGGTTTATGTGGTGATGTGGTGGTGATGTGGTGATATTTATTCGATTTTATTGAATATTTATTCAAAAACTATTGTGATGTATTTGTAAATCTTTAAATTATTTTAATAATTTTAAATTGTATCTATAGTTATATAAGCACACGATGACTACTGAAGCTGAAGAATCAAATGATGAAAAGATTATGAACTATTTTAGACTGAAACAAGACTATTTTGAAGAAAGAAAAAAAATAATTAATAATTTATATAAAAAACAGAAATTCATACAGTCGACAAATGAAAATAAAAGACTAGAAATAAAGCAAGAAATGCTTGAGTCATCTAATATTCGTTCTATTTTATCAAAAATGCAAAAAATAAAAAAAAGCCGTGGATTTAAAATGGGAAATACGCACAATCTTCAGGATTTGATTGAATCACAATTTAAAAAGGTTGAAGTAATGAAAGAAAATATTATCAATTTGAAGTTGGATTTGTTATTCAATTATAAATCTGAAGATGAGACTCTTGCTGAAATTACTGTAAAAATTCCTGAATTCAACAGAGAGCTTGAATTGTATAAAAAATATATTTCTGATTATGAAAATGTTGTTCATAACAAAGAACGACATGCACAGTTGATTCGCATTCGTGATGATATTCAAAGAATATTAACTGATATTGAAAAGCAAAAAGAAACTATGAGTCAAATTTCGGATCCTATAAAAAAGCTTGAAATTCTTCAAACTATTATTGAAATATACCAAACGTCACTTCAGTTCAATCCCGATTATCAGGAAGAAGGCAGAAAAAATGATGACGAAGGTGATGACGATGAAGCCGGGTCAAGACGAAAAAAAGAGACGGAAACCACTAAACAAATGAGACTCAAATACGCAGACTGTTCCTTGTATAAATTTCATCCTGATGATGATGAAGTATATCTCATACAAAGTCCTTTTACAATATCGCAACTTGAAGTTTCTATTAAGAAATAATGTATTAAAATTTAAATGTATTAAAATTTAAATGTATTAAAATTTAAATGTATTAAAATTTATTAAAATATTGATATTATTATTATTGTTGATATAATAATAATAACTGATAATAATAATAATTAATAAAATAATAATAATAATTGATAATAATAGTTGACAATAATGACAACAGTGGTGACAACTCCAAAAATAAATAACCCACAAAATTTTAGAGTTTCAAATACTTTAAGAACAACACGAAAACCGCACTATGCGACAAAGGCGGATACTGCATTTAACGTAGTTCCTGGCATGCATCGTCCAAATGCAAACGGTGTTCCATCCAATATAAATCAGGCTGATTTTATAGGACCGGAGTTTAAGGCGCGCCCGATAAAGCACTGGCGCAAGCAGCTAGTTCCCACAAATTCATCAACAGACAATTCTAGCCAAAAACGAATGGCGACGGTGCAGCTCATGGATACGCCGGGGTCAAGCGTGTATAAAACAAATGCAGAGTCATGCGAATGCATTGAAACAGGTGGGAATTCATTTCAAATAGCAGACTCCTATGCAGAAAATAAGTGTGATAAAGAAGAAAAAATTCAAAATAATGGTGCAATATCTATTCCGATACATTTTATCAGCACTCCAATTATAGAAGAAATTTTTCTTGATATTCCAGGGGCTGCCACCATTTATGACATTGTTTATGAAAACAATGAGCCAACTGTTCCGGATATTTATTTTGTTACTCCGATAACTCCGATTGCTGAACCAATTCCGGACCAAAAAGATGAAATTAACCCCGACACAAGTTATGAAATTATTACCAGCGTTTATGACACAGTGCGCATCTCGTGCAACCCTGAAAATAATCGAATCCGGTCAGGCATTTCCACGTTGAGCCAGTCTTATTATGAAACCACGACGGGTTATTTGCAGTCTAGGTGCAGAACTGCAGTTCAACGAATTTCGACTACCAAAAAACCAGGTTGTATATACTATCCTAGCGTAAATGATAATATTCCATTTGAATTTTTATACCCGATAGATGCGCAAAATGGCCCGCAAGTTTACGAGTCAAAGTATTGTACGAATCCAAAAACATATAATAACAATCTCCTCAATCGACCTGCAAATAATTATTGTAGTACAATCTATAAGCCAAATAACACACAGTTTGCGCGACAAGGTGCTGTTTCGGGAAGCACGCGTCTTCAAAAATTGAAAACAGACACGATAACAAGCAACGGATTTTCATTATATTCGGCATACGGAGCAACCATGGCAAATGCCGGCAATTTTCAGGGAACAAGTGTTTCAAATAATTATTTCGTTAAGAATAGAAGCTTTCCGCTTGAAGGTTTTATTCGCTTGAATAAGTATCGTGAAAATAAACAATTGGCATGCTGTAATTCTTAATTCTGTTCTTAATTCTGTTCTTAATTCTGTTTTTTTGAATTTGTTGTATTACTTGCTCACTGATACGTCCGTCGGTCGTCCGTCTGTCCGTCTGTCCGTCCGTCCGTCATATGTCATATACTTTTACTTCTTTCCCATCTTCGACTAAACCGAATCGAATTTTGTATGAAAATAAGTCATCTAATATGTTGCTTGAATTTCCTGCTCTGTTTATACTTTGCGCATCTTCAATTGAACACCCACCTTTAATAAAATTGACATTGGATATTGTTCCAATAGGTCCAGGCGTAATATTAGCTGATTCTCCAACACTGATTTGAATATTATTATTCGTAAAGTAATTCATGGATGAGTCAGTGTACGACACGCACACTGAATTGCTGGCACATGTGCTTTCTTTGGTGCTTGTTAGTGAAGTGGTCAGTATGATTGTGTTATTCAGTCTCCCATTTATAAACACATCTAAAGCGCGATTTTTATTTGTAAATCCAGTGTTCATATTATATATCGGTTTTGGATTTCCAGATGCATCTAAATAATTTTCATCTTCGACATAGTCATCGTCGCCGTTATAATTTAAAATCACATTTACTGATTCTTTGATTGGCAAAGATTGCGAGTTCCACATTATATTGTATGGACTTTTAACGCTAATAGAACTACTATAAACTAAGTTGCAGCTTGAATCAATATACAACTTGAATATATTTACTTGTGGTGTTGAACTATTATTTTCAAGCGATATGACATTAAAATTTGCACTTGCATCTGTTGGCACCCATGAATTTATATTCATCCAAAAAGATATTGCAAAAGCACCTCTGTTCAACAATTTATCAGGTGGAATAGATATCGGTGAAGAATTATTTGTATTCAAAATGGACTGTGAAGATGTTGTTAGCGCGACGCTTTGTTTTTCTTGCATGTAAAATGAAACTGAAATATAAACAGCAAAAATAAAAATTACAAGCAAAATAATATAAAATATATTTATTTCTTTACCATAAAATAACATTTTATTAGAGATTTATAACTATAATTTTATAATATATTAATTATAGTTATAATTTATTTTATTTATGATAATTTAATAAATCAAATATTAAATATCGAGTTTAGATAATTCCACGTTGTCTTTCACAAAAGCGAAACGAACTTTGTATTTATTGAAAAAGTCGGTAACAGAACTTCCAGTTCCACTTCCATCTCCGCTAGAATAAATGTTCCAAGCATCCTGTGGTCCTGTTGGTTCGGGGTTAAATGTTACATTTATTAAACCAGTAATTCCACCACCTACATCATAACTTCCACTAGGTAAAGAATATGTTGCTGACAAACTTGTTGTGCTGACAAGTTTTCCGTTGAGATAAATGTCTACTGCGTTACCATTATTAACAGACACAATAATACATACCCATGTCTGAAGTGGTATGTTTTGCACTGATGTTGGTTGAGTGCTGCCATTTCCTATAGAGAGGTTCAAAATATTATTATTGCTATCTAAACTTAAATTGAATCTAGTTATATCTTGCGTCCCCCCTGTGTTAGAAACAATATTTTTTGATGTTGTTGGTGTTTGTGACCATTCACTTACGTAAAGCCAAGTAACAAATGAGAACGAACTAGTATTTACTGGAACATTAATACTTGTCTTACTTCTTGCATCTTGATGACCAGTCGAAGCAACTGAAGATGAAGAAGAAAGCATTGTCCAAACAAAATAAATAATAATAATTAAAAGTATTACTATAATAACCGTTGTAAAAGAGAAATCCATTACTGTTCTATGGTAGTAGTGAGAAATAAAACTAACCTATATAATTTGTATTAGATATTATTATTATTAATTATATTTTTTTTATTGAAATAATTAATAAATATTATGTTTTTTATTTTTTTTTATTTTTTTTTTATTTTTATTATTTCTAAATGAAACGATTTTATAATTTTTGAATTTATATCGTCAAGTTAAAAGTTTGGAGATAATGGCGGATTCAAGTTTTTGTGTGTGTTGTATATCCACGAAATTGCGTCACTGCCTAAAGGATTTCGAAAGTACATAACATTACATGCTTGGCCGTATATACCTTTATCTTTTCCTACAGTTAAATTTGTCATAACATTTGGAAAAATATTTGATGTTGTTTTTTCTAATTTATTGTTTAAAAATACGTCCATAATGCCATTATTAAAATTTATAAATAAGTGATTCCATCTTTGCAAAGGAATTGACGGAATGGTCGTTATAGGAGTACTACCTGTAACGCTAACCACGATTGCATTTATTGCATTGCCACTTGCATCAACTGGGTTGTAACTTATGGTCGGACTTCCTGAAAAGTTCAGTATACTTACACCAACAGTACTTTTAGTATAACTTGAATTTGTATTGAGAGGTTGAGGGTGAATATAAAACCATGCAGACAGTCCATAATTATAAATCGGCTCGTTGTTGATTACACTATCTACAAGAGATGGCGTCAGAGCGGATGTACTGTTGTTGTTTGAATCTGAACTACTTGCTTGTAATGTATTTGACACATTAAGAGGCAGTACACTGTCCACTATAACTTCGCCGTTATGATTAATAACAGCATCAAAAGCTTTTGGAAGAATAAATAATAACGCAATTAGTATGATTTCAATAATAAGAATAATAACATAGGTCCAGCCTGTCGTCTGTGCTAGTTTCAACTCTGTTTTAATTGAATCAACGAAATTCAAACACAAACAAGGTAAGTAAATAAGCATTTTAAAAAGTAAGCTTGACCATGTAGGTGGTCCAGAAATATAACCTGGTGCTTCTGCGCCAATGAATTTGACAATCATGGTAAAAATGCCAATAAGTATTGCAATGTTTATGACAAAAAGAACCGTATTTGCAATCACGGGAACATTATTGTAAACGTGTAAAATTGCAAGAATGATTCCTAGGACGATTCCGATCAACACTGTGTATTTTAAGAATGATGTTATAAAGGGCACAAATGCTTCAAATCCCATTGCAAGCAATGACAAAAGTGCAAACCCGATGAATAAAAAGATGAATAAGAAAATAGATTTGTTGTCAGATACGATTTGAAACGGTTGTTTTTTATAAATATATACAACTAGGGCTAAATACATGAAAAAAATGATTAACATTGAATTTTTTACAATTTGTGTTAAGAATCCTTTGATGTTGTAGCCGCATATGAAGTTGGCAATTTTTTTGATTGACTCCCATATACCTGACATTGATGATACTGACATGTCATTAAAAAAATTATTGACCTCCTGAGTCACGTTTACACCTTTTACAACCACTTTATACAGCAAGTGAAGCATTAGTATTCCAAGAATCGAACACATAATAATTGCTGCAAGTTTATTCAAGAAAAATAGTGAACAAGCTAATAATAATAAAAAAATGATGACTACATAAATGTTTGGTATTCCGATATACTTGAAAAATCCTGTAATTATAAATGTTATAATTATTGCTACTAGAAATGTCCAGTCATGAATGATGTTATGAATATAACCATATAATAATCCGGCTATTATTAAAATTATTATTAAATACATAATATAGTAGACAGTTGTAGAAAGTACCATTTTATTTTACTTTTGTTTTAGATTATGTGTGTTTGAATTATGTGTTTGGTTTGATGTTTTATATAATATCTTTATAATATACTATATAAAATAAATGAATAAAATTAATATTTGAAACATTGTCTATTCATTCAATAAGAATATGCGTCAAATATAATACCAAATAATATTAAATAAAATATAATAACCCATTTCCAACCATATTTTTTTCTTATAAATTGAAATAATACATCTAAATAGCTAACAAAAAAAAGACATAAAATTCCAAATAAAACATAAATTATGTTATTAACTTCAGTACTATGAATATTATTTTTTTGTTGTTGTGTTATATATGTTACTGAAGAGTACAAGGAAATTATAAATATTGTTAAGATAGATACATGCAGTAAGATGGTAGACACCGGTAGTCTAATAAATTCCACTATTATATTTATTAATTCTGTTCCAGTTTCATTTTGTTTTATAAATAACAATATCAACGTCAATAATCCAATTAATGTAAATATTCTATTCACAACGTCATCCTTCTCATCCTGAAAAAAATCTGATATTTTTGAATGACGAAAAAATACAATCACCCATGATATCCAACACAGTAAATAAATAACCACGGAAAATATACTGAGTGGCAACTTTGGGTCAATCAATAAAGAACTCGGTAGTAGTTGAAAATATTTTGATACATTCTTTGTTGACAACCAAATAAAAAATGCTGTTAATGAAATAAAACATGCAAATGTGATATGTGCGGCATATGTCCAACAGATTGTATTATCAATGCGATTGTTACAACCGTTGCTTAAAGTATAAATATAGTAACTATATATTCCAATGAATAAAACAAATGTGGCAAATAGTCCATACAATATTTTTTTACCAGTGGATTGGTCACGGTAGGCTGTAAAAATTCCCACTAAAATGGGAAGAAGTATAGTTAAAGCTGCTGCAGAAATTAATGAAAATTTGCTTTTGTCTGGATTTTCTTCAATATCATAAATTGCTTTTATCAACCAGTAAAATACACCAACCCACGTAATATATGTTAGAATTGGAACAAAATACGTTTGTAATAGTGTGGAAATACTGTAATTTGTTATGTTCAAGTTAAAAACCTCATTGTAACGATATGTCAGTCCGATTGCAACAACTAATAGGGCAGTAAATAGACCACCTATCCATATATCTTGAGAAAGGTATAAAAAAACATTTATAATAATACATCCGACTACAACTAAAGATAATATAGTTATAGTAGACATTGTAGATTCACCAGGATTCATTGAGTTCATTTAAAATATTTTTGTTAAAACGAAATATATTTATTTATATATATAAATTATTATATTTTAATAACCACAACCACATAATAACCACCGGTAGTATTAAAAATTCTCAAATGCTGTTTTTTTTCCGTGACAGTCTCGACACAATGCCACTAAATTATCCACTGCATTAGAACCACCGTGTTCGAGGCGAATTTTATGGTCCACTTCAAACCAACTAGGTAGTTGTCGTTTGCAGTCGCCGCATCTCCACGATTGTTGGGCTGCCACGAATTTCTTTTTCGATTCGCTCACACTTCGTTTTGTGGCTTTTATTCCGCCGCCACCGCCGCCACCGCCGGTCCCTGAATTTCCTCCCGAGCTCATCATTTTATTTATATTGTATTGTTGTCGCCTAGATGTAGAACTGGACCAGTCTTCTGCTTCGTCGTCGTTATCACCCGCTGCTCCTTTGAAAAATGCGCGTTTATTTGTCATATCGAAAAATGGTGTCAACATGTCCGCTGATTCTCGACTAATCGGCATATATTTAATCAATTCATTTGCATGATGCATTATTGTCTGAGAATTTGCCGGGTTCTTTTTTAAAAATAAATACATGGATAATCCAAAAAATCCAAATGTTGCCATTTTAATATACTTTCGTGCGTTTGCCGTTTCAACCATTTTAAAATATTTTCCATCATAATAAGTATTTAAAATTAATGCGGCGGTAATAATAAAAATAATGAACTCAAATTTGAATTTCATACTTGTGTGCGTATTGTATAATTAAACTTTTATAATAATTTTTTATTATAATTTATATTTTTGTATAAATTAAAATATTGTAAATTTTATTTTATTTTTTTATTTTTTTTGTTTATTTTTATTTTTTTATTTTTTTTGTTTATTTTTATTTTTTTATTTTTATTTTTTTATTTTTTTTTTGTTTATTTTTTTTTTTGATTTTTGAATTATCTCTCTTCTCTCTAAAATGAGCCATCGTAAATCCATACAATCCTAAACCGAGCAATTCATACATCCATGTTACTTTTGGAAAAAAACTTGTATTCAGGGTTCAAGAGAGAAGAGAGATAAAATAAATATTAAAAAAATAAATATATATAATTTATTTCAAGTTAATTACGTCTAGTCTTGTTTGTAATTTTTAATGCAATCCACTTGTAAACGCCATTTTTATCTTCGACTGATTTAAAGAACTTTCCATTATTACCTTTTTTTGTTTGGTTTTTACATTCGTTGGCAGGAAAAGGAGGGGACGACCTTGTCGTATATTTTTTCTGGGTCTGTTTTACACATTTTGATTTAGCAGCCGGCATTATTATTGTTTGTATATATAATGTTTAAGAAAAAAAAATTAGGGCGCACACAATTTGCACCCGAGGGTTCCTCCACTCCCTCAATCAATATGAAATCTACAAAAGTATTTGACTAAATTCGGGGGGTGGCATACTTGGCGTTGTGGGCAGTAGCGGAATGTATGCATACGGCTCGACGATTTGAATGCAGTTGGAGTATGGTTTTGTTTGGGTGGGAGGCACGTGCATTTGGCCGAATGCATCATTCGTGTATGAAATCAAGTCAGTTGCCAAATACTTGCCAAAGTCATCCGACACATTCTTTTGCGTGTTTTTGAAAGTGTCCATGTGGTCAGTGTATGTGTCACGCGTGATAATGCTGCATGGAAGTCCGCGGTCTGTACGAGTCAAGTATGCCAGCAGAATGAACAGGTCATCGTTCAACTTTAAACCCGACGGAGTTGTAATGAAAGTGATACCATCTTGTTTTTCAAGAATTTTGTTCACATCTGGGGCATATGTCGGGTTCAGTTTGACGTTGGTGTGCGATGCGTGAATGACAACAAGCGGCGAATGCCCGCGCGTTTTCAACAAGTCAATCATTTTGCGCAAATCATTTGGATTGGGCTGACCATTTCGCGAGTGTAAAACGCTTCCACCGTCAACTATAATATCGTAAGCGGCGAAAGTTTTTTGCAGGGTTTTCAAAATGTCGTGAGGAAGGTGACTTTTCTTTTTTTTCTTTTCATCTTCCGCAATGGCTTTCGTCACGTTATTCTCGATGACTTTCATGATTTTTTCGATGTAGTGACCGCAATTTTGAAGCGAGTAGCGACGCAGAGTTGAAGACTTCTCAAATTCAGATTTGGTTCCACCTGCATCATGCAGAAATTTGCCGTCCAAGTGACGAAGCAACTGGGTCAAGCCGTTTTCAATCATGAATCGAATGTCTTTTTGTTCCAACAATGCGAAATCGACATATGTTTCAAATAAATGAGCGCTGTACGCTGGGTCACCTTTGTAAACCATCAACTCAAAATAGTCACGCTTCATCGATAGGCGACCAAACAATGATTCAATCAATGCATTGTCGCTTTCTTGAATTGCAAATCGCAACGTCATGGTGATAATGCCCTTTTCTCGTGTGGTTGCAATCAATGTAGAGTTGTCATCAACAATTTTGCGCATTTCATCGCTGCGTTTGTTGCTGAGCGCATCATTCATTTGTTTTTGAAGAAGCATAAGCTGTTTTTTGCAAGCTTCATGCCCTTGTCCTTTTTCTTTTCCCTTTCGTCCTTGTCCTCCGCCGCATGCTGCTGCTGCTGCTGCTGTTACTGTTGTCATGTGCTGCTGACTAGCAGCAGTATCCATAATCTCTGAAAATCTTGTAAACTACAAAAAATAAAAATATATATTTTTTTTTCAATTTATATTTTTTTCAATACTTATTTTTCATGAAGAGAAATATAAAGTTGAAATTATAATAAAGGTTTTTTTTTATTATAATATACAAATACAAATAATAATGGAAGAAGAAGTTCATAAAGAAGAAGAAGAAGTTCATAAAGAAGAAAAAGATGTTCAAGAAAATAAATATTTATTTTATACTCAGTATTATTTGATTACAGGAGTTTATCATGTTGTAAATGTTGTGAGTAGTTTGTTGAATTATACTGCGAATTATTCATCTGAAATAAAAGAATATTTAGAAGATAAAGTTTTGGTTCAAAAAACAAAAATGAATGAAATAGTGAATGCAAGTGCAAATGTAAATAAAAAAAAATATGAATTTGATGAAGATGATTATGTTATAATTAAAATGCGAAAAAAAGTGGCACCAAATCCTGTTTTTGCTATTGATGCTCCTGATGCTCTTCCTGATGCTCTTCCTGATGCTCTTCCTGATGCTCTTCCTGATGCTCTTCCTGATGCTCTTCCTGATGCTCATAACATACATGCAACTGTGGATGCAATTGTAAATGACATTATAAACAATGCGGTTAATATTGTTGTTGCGAAAAAATCATCTTGCGCTCCTTATGTGGAACCATCACTCTATGATGATAATGATGACGGCATGCCTCACCACAAAAGTTCTATAATCACCTCATCGTATTATGCACAATTTGTGTAAACTCCTCCCTCACTCATTCATTCTAATGAAATCAATGAAAAATTAATGAAATGAATTCGTAATCGAGTTAGTTAATTTTTTAACATTAATTTTTTCATGACCATTGACCATGATTTGATTGGTAAATATCGATAAAAGTCGCGCCAGGAAATTGAAATACTTTGTCGTGTTGACGTGTTGAATGATTCTAGACTCTTTTACAACTGAAAAAAATATATTGTAGCAACACATAACTCCCCATATGTCGCAATTGAATATGTATACTTCAGTAAAATATTTAGCATATTGAAATTTGGGGATTCCGTCTCCTGATGCTGTGTCAAAGTCGGTAAAATGAATCAACACGTCAGTAATGTATGCGGATGCATACCTGTGGTATGTTTTCTCAATAACTTTACTGTGAAAATCATCGGATTCGAATTCGGATTTGTAATATTGTTCATCTTGATGGGAATGGGTCATGTAATGTTCTTTATAGGTGAACGCGGCAATAAAAAATCGTTCAATATGCGAGTAGTGTCCAATATCTTTAAATTTCAAGTACTGTGAAAGTGCAAACGAGGAGAGTTCTTCGCGAAATGAAGGAGATGATGGATTATTATGCATTTTTAAAAACCCACTATAACTTATCATAAAATCTGATGTAAAAATGATGCTGCTAAATGGATTCGATACAGAAATATACCTATTTATAATAATTTCTGGGATAGGATTATGTGATGTTGATATACCTGATATTCCCCAGTCAATAATGGTTGGTCTTGGGTTTGTTTTTGATGAACTTATTAAAATGTTATCTTCCTTGATGTCATTGTGAATTACGCCTACTCTGTTCATTGGGACAATGGCATTTGTAATGAGTTCTGACATCATCTTGTTAAAAAGAATGATTCGCGCATTGGTTAGCTCTGCGTTTGATAGCCACTCATTAATCGAGACTCCGGCGTTCGGCATATTTATCAATCGCAAATTTTCAATATTTGCATTTATATTTGACTCATATACATCATTATTTGTGAAATTTGAACACATGCTGTCAAACCCTTTCAGGTCGCGCTTTGGTATTTTTGCAGGCGAACAAATCTTTGATTTCGTCAAAAGGAAATACTTGTGAGACTTTGGAATACGCTTTAAAGCATTATAAAACAAATGAATATTATCCATCTCTAACTTTGCATGTTCTTTGAATAATAATTTTGATATACCCGACCTCTTATTGAATTGACTTGAATTCCTTCGTGTTTTATTTTTATTTTTCGATTTACATTTCAACTGTGGTTTAAATACGCAACTAAATCCTCCTGGATATATTGGAATTCCTCCGGTCATATACATTTTTCTTTTTTTCGTTATTGACATTTAATTTTTATTTATTGTTTTGGTGAATTTAATATTTGGTTTGCCTATATTAAAATAATAATATATAAAAATTGAACTTCAAGATATATATAATATATAATTTATATAAAAAACATGAACAACCAAATTTCTGAAGATATCAAGAATTACCTTTTGAAACATGGACAGTTGGAGGCTCAAATGGTCGACCAACCTACCTATCGGGACAAATTATCTCCTTGGATTATAAAATATCTGAGCCATTGTAAAAATTAATTTGATTTACTCATATTGTATTTAATAAATCCCAAAAATAACATTACAATAATGATAAATACAATTTTTTGCCAATGTTTGTATCTTTCTCTCGCGACAACGTGTTTAGGTTTATAGTTATTGTAATAAATTTCTAAAGCATCATGAAGGGATATTTCTTCTTTATTCAACAAAACATTGATTCGATTGTGTATAAAATGAACCCACTTAATGAACGAATCTCTGCTGTCGAGATATGGAGTAACTGGAAATGTGTCTAATAGTTTACTAAAACTATTGCCGATTGCACTGGATGGCATAAACAATGGTAAGTTTTGAATAAATTCATAGTACTTTTTTTTTGTAACATCGTTGGGATTTTTAGGATAGGATGTTGCGATTGTGAGTAACACAAACCAGTAGTGCGGACCCCATACGTTAGGGTCTAAAGTGGTGGTTGTGGCTGTTGGTGTGGCTGTGGTTTTCATATTTGGTAATGGTTGGTTGGTTGGTTGGTTGGTTGATTTGTGTTTGTATTCAAACAATATAAAAAGATTTTATCTTTTACATATAACTTATTATCCGTTATAAAATAATATTTAACAAAGTAAAAACTAAAATAAAATTAGGTAAACATGCAAAAGTTTGTTCATAACGATGGTAACAACAGCGGTCACGGAAATGGAAATTATTGTAACAACTGTGGTAAAATTGGTCACATGTATTCAAATTGTAGTGTTCCCATTACGAGTATAGGTGTCATTGCGTTTCGAAAAACGAGCGAGTATCAAAAAATGGAGGAAGAAATGAGTGAAAAAGAGTGTGAAGAATATGATAATAAGTATGAGTATTTGATGATTCAAAGGACTGATAGTTTTGGTTATGTAGAATTTATTCGCGGAAAATATTCACTTTATAATTACCAGTATATCAAAAATATTATTGATGAAATGACAATATATGAAAAAAATGACATATTAACAAAATCGTTTGATGAATTGTGGTCGTCACTATGGGGTGAGTACTCTGGAATACAATACAGAGGAGAAGAGCAGGTTTCGAAGAGTAAATTTTTACAGTTAAAAAATGGTGTTGAAATGTCGTCGGGTGTAAAATATAATTTAGAAAGCATTGTTTCGTCGTCAACAACAAATTGGGAAACGGCAGAGTGGGGATTTCCGAAAGGACGGAGGAATCATCAAGAAAAAGATTTAGACTGTGGATTTAGAGAGTTTGAAGAAGAAACAGGATATGACAAATATTGTTTGAAACAGATAAATAATGTGGTTCCATTTGAAGAAATATTTATCGGGTCAAACATTAAGTCATATAAAAATAAATATTATTTATCATACATGAGCAGAGAGACTTTACAAAAAAATGATTATCAAAAGTCAGAAGTAAAAAATATGAAGTGGTTATCATATGAAGAATGCATGAAAATAATCCGACCATATAATGTTGAAAAAAAAAATATAATTACAAGTGTTAACAATACTTTGAATAAATTTATGATACATGCGGTATGATTTGAATGATTAAATGTTGTATTTATTGTTGAAAAAAATGAGTATAAATCTATAATATATTATTTGTTTATATTATAGATTATCATTTTCAAGTTATTTAATTTTGTATAATTATACACATTTATGGAAAGTGAAGCAGCAGCAGCAACAGCAGCAAGCGGGGAAACATTTTGTAAATACAATGAAGAAACCGAAAGGTGTATTTACAATCCTGATGTAAATGCCACGTCGCATGACGAAGCATGTTATAAAACTGAAAAAAATCGATGTGCTTCAAAGAAAAAGAAAATGATGAAAATTAAAATAAAATCGAAAAAGGCGAAAAAGGCGAAAAAGGCGAAAAAGGTAAAAGAGGCAGCAACAGCAGAACTAGCAGCACCAGTAGCAGCAGCACCAGAAGAAACCGGGGAATTATTTTGCAAGTACAATGAAGAAACCGAAAGGTGTATTTACAATCCTGATGTAAATGCCACATCGCATGACGAAGCATGTTATAAAACTGAAAAAAATCGATGTGCTTCAAAGAAAAAGAAAATGATGAAAATTAAAATAAAACCGAAAAAGGCGAAAAAGGTAAAAGAGGTAAAAGAGGTGGCAACAGCAGAACCAGTAGCACCAGTAGCAGCAGTAGCAGCAGCACCAGGAGAAACCGGGGAAACCGGAGAAACCGGGGAATTATTTTGCAAGTACAATGAAGAAACCGAAAGGTGTATTTATAATCCTGATGTAAATGCCACGTCGCATGATGAAGCATGTTATAAAACTGAAAAAAATCGATGTGCTTCAAAGAAAAAGAAAATTATGAAAATTAAAATAAAACCGAAAAAGGCGAAAAGGGTCATTGGTGAAGAGCAAGAGGAGGAGGAAGTGGAAGTTGTAGAAGAAGTGCAAGCAAAAAAAAAAATAAAAATAATTCCACGCAAAAATGAAATTTCAGGTGTAAGTGTTTCTTCTAGTAATGATTTTCTTTATCCCGATTTAAATGATGAAAACTTCAACATAAAAATATCAGAAAAAAAAGAATTTTATGATACAATGAATAATGAAAAAATTTACAGAAATAAAGAACTGGAAGAACATGCTGATAAAATGTGCAATGCAACATACGAATTGCAACCACACCAATACTTTGTAAAAAATTTCATGTCATTTCAAACGCCATACAATAGCTTGCTCTTGTATCATGGTCTAGGTTCCGGAAAAACGTGTTCTGCCATCGGAGTATCTGAAAATATGAGAGAATATTTGAATCAAATGGGAATAAAAGAAGAAATAATCGTTGTTTCAAATATCAATGTGAAAAATAATTTCAAAAAGGAATTATTCGATATTAATAAATTACACAGAAATGAATCAGGAAAATGGACAATAAACGGATGCACTGGCAGTAAGTATTTGAAAGAGATAAATTTACATTTGTTTGAAATTGATCAAGAAGAAATTGGGAATGCATTAGAGGAAGAAAAGATTAAATTAAAAATAAAAAAACAAATTGGTAAAATAATAAAAAAATCATACATGTTTTTTGGATATCAAAAATTTTCATCTATTATAAGAACTTTGATTAGTGGTGAAGGAATTATACAAAAATCTAAAATTGTGAATAAAGAGGACGAAAAGGGTAAAAAAAATGCTGAAGAAGAGGAGGAAGAGGAGGAAGAGGAGGAAGAGGCTGAAGAAGAGGAAGAGGAAGCGGAAGAAGAGGAAGCGGAAGAAGAGGAAGCGGAAGAAGAGGAAGCGGAAGAAGAGGAAGCGGAAGAGGAAGAGGAAGCGGAAGAGGAAGCGGAAGAGGAAGCGGAAGAGGAAGAAGAGGAAGAAGAGGAAGAAGAGGAAGAAGAAGCGGAAGAAGAAGCGGAAATAAAAATCAAAATAAGTCGTGAAGGAATAAAAAAAATGAGAAAATTTTTTAATAATAGATTAATAATTATTGATGAAGTTCATAATTTGAAATCTAACAATAAAGATGCAGCTTATTTGATGAACCTTGTAAAATATGCAGAAAATTTGCGATTATTATTTTTATCGGCAACGCCAATGTTCAATGATCCAAAAGAAATTGTATGGCTTTTGAATTTAATGAGAGTAAATGACAGACGCCCTCGCATCCATTCAAGCGACTTGTTTGATTCTAATAATAATCTATTGGTTGTTCAAGGAAAAGAGGTTGGCAAAGAAAAATTAAAAGAGGCATCTATTGGATATATATCATATGTGCGCGGTGAAAATCCGTATACATTTCCATATCGAATATTTCCATCGCAATTTTCTAAAGAAAATGCATTGAAACAGCAAGAGGTTTATAATGGAGAAAAAAAAATAAGAGGAAGCATTTCTTATCCCAAGTTTACGTTTGACGACAAAACAACGGTTCCTGGATTAGAACATGTAGATGTGTATGTTACCCATATTGGAAAACATCAAAATGAGATATACGAGAGAAAATTGAAAAAAATGGAGGAACACGAAGAAAGGAGAGTAAATATCGGAGATGTTGACCCGAAAAGTGACATTATGGAAGAGTACAATGAGATTGGCGATATTGGTGATAACAGTGCGCTTTCAGGATACACAATCAATGACTTGATATCATTTCGACAAATTTTGAATATGACATACCCATTCAAGAACGACGACGAAGAAGAAGAGTTTGAATACACGTATGGAGAGAAAGGATTATTGAATGTAATGAAAAAAGAAAAAGGTCAGTATGTATATAAAAATTCGAAAAATCGAATATTTTCACCAGAGCAAATTGGAGAATACAGTTCAAAAATAAAATCCATATGTGATAATATTGTTTCAACTTATAATAAAAAAGTACCGTCTAAAAGTACCTTTTGTGAAGGGATTGTGCTGATATACACTTATTTCATTGAGAGTGGAATAATTCCAATGGCGCTTGCGTTGGAAGAATTGGGATTTACAAGATACAAAAATGAAAATGTGTCATCAAAATCATTTTTTTCAAATAGCGTTTCAATAAAATCAAATGGACTAAAGTATGCTTTAATTACCGGTAATCAATACATTTCACCGAATAATGACGCAGAAATCAACGCACTTCGTTCCGATAAAAATCTCGACGGTTCGATGTGTAAAGTTGTTATTATTTCAAAGTCAGGGTCAGAAGGAGTTGACTTGAAAAATATTCGCCAAATACATGTCATGGACCCCTGGTACAACATGAGCGCAGTTGAACAAATTATAGGTCGCGGAGTTAGAACATGTAGCCATAAAAATTTACCTTTTGATAAAAGAAATGTTCAAATTTTTTTACATGCAACTATTTTGAAAAGCGGAAAAGAATCAGCAGATTTAGCAATGTATCGCTTTTCTGAAACAAAAGCAGTTAAAATGGGAATTGTTAGCAGAATTTTAAAAGAATCTTCCGTCGACTGCATCTTAAATATAAATCAGAGTAATTTTACAGAGAAAAATATTGACACCGAAGTTGAGTTAACACTATCAACTGGAAAAAAACTTAATTATAGAATAGGCGACAAGCCATTTACATCAACATGCGACTATATGAAAAGTTGTCAGTATACATGCACTCCAAACGCCAATTTGAAAGAGCAAGATGTCAATATGGGGACATTTAATGAAACATTTATTTTGATGAATGTTGAAAATATTATTAGAATCATAAAATCTGCGTTCAAAGAGAGACACTTTTACACAAAAATAGATTTAATTCACTTTATAAATCGTGTCAAAACGTATTCGGAGTTACAAATTAATTTTGCACTCACACAGATGATAAGTGATAAAAACGAGTATATTTCGGATTGTTATGGAAAATACGGAAATTTGATAAATATTGGAGATTATTATCTTTTTCAACCCGTTGAATTGAATGATAAAACCATTAGTGTATTTGAACGAAGCACGCCCATCCCTTTCAAACGCGATAAAGTTAATGTAAAAGTTGAAAACGTTGGTGCATTACGGGATGGGGATGGCGAGAGAGAAAGCGACACTGGGAGTAAAGAAGTAAAAAAAATCAAGGAGTATGAATATGTAAAAAATATTATTTCAAATGTTTCATACACATATAATTTAGCTATAAATACAGTGCTGAGTAAAAAAATAAAAAATGATATAGCGGATGCACAAGATCCAGTATTGAAATTAATTTCAGGCGCAATACCAATGATATCGAGAGATAGAATATGGTATATTTATTGCAGCGAAATGATAAATGTAATCGAAAGAGTCATACAGCTAGATGAAGTGTACTGGTACGTTTTTATTCATGTAATGGACCGTTTGACATTCAATGAAATGAATACGTTGATCATTCATTTAAATGAGATAGAGAATATTTCAAAAAAAATAAAAGATGAAGCCAGTTCGAAAACGAAGATAGCATATGAAGAGGCAAAATATGTGGCAGATACATTTGCTCCGACATGCGCTAAAAACATACTGAAGTATTTCAACAGGTTTGTTACAAAAATGCAAGGTGAGTCTGGTGCATACATGTTTGTTCCTTTAAAAGATGCACCTGCTACTGTGTCAAAGGATATTTCAATATTTTATAAAAAAAATGAAACAGATGAGTGGAGTCTTTTTAATCAAAGTGAATTGACGAGCGATGAGCGTAATCAGTTAACCAGTAAATTCAAAATTGATAAAACAAATTTTGCGCAGTTTTTGGGATTTACGCAGTTTATAAAAGATGGTGTTGCATTTAAAGTGAAAGAAAGTCAAAATCGCGGAAGTGTGTGTAGTACATCTCCAACAAAAAAACGCACGCTACAAGACATTTTGGAACAATATAAATTTGAACACTCTATCGATATACCTCAAAATCTCACACAAATCACATATTGTATATTACAAGAAATTATTCTCCAATTTTATAATCACATTAAATTAAATAATAAAAGATGGAATCTTCATATGGTTGAAGCAATATACTCTATTTAGTTGTCAAAAAACTGAATTGATTTTTTTATGATTTTGTAATTTTATGATTTTGTAATTTTGTAATTTTGTAATTTTATTTTTTGTTTATTAAAAAAAAATTAATAAATAAAAAAATTGAAAAATATAGAGAATATAAAGAATATATAATAGAGTATATTATATATACTGTATAATGTCGTCGTCGTCATCGTCAAGTATACAAAAAAAAACACCAGAAGAACCTGACTTGTATTCAAAAACAATATTGACAACAAAGGTTGTGATTCCGTTCATTCTTGTTGGTTCAAATGTGGAAACGACTATAAAAAATACAATTTCTAATAAAGTGGAAGGTAGGTGCATTGTTGAAGGATATGTAAAGCCGGAATCTGTTCGCATCATAAAGTTCTCAAGCGGAACACTTTCAAGTAAATATATTGAATTTGAGGTTGTTTATGAGTGTAGCATTTGTTGTCCGGTTGAAGGTATGCGAATCTGCTGTTATGCGAAAAATATCACACAGGCAGGTATACGAGCTTTTACAAGTTTAGACGAGAAAAAGTCGCCCGTAATTATATATGTATCGCGCGACCATCATTCATCTAACTCACAATTCAATTCGGTAAATGAAAAAGACTTTATTTGCATCCGCGTAATAGGTCAGCGTTTTGAATTAAATGATAAACAAGTATCAGTGATCGGCGAGCTCGTTCCCAAGGGTGCAGAACCTGTGAAGAAGAAAATTATTATTACTAAACGGGCAGCTAACGCCCCTCTTTAACTCCCGCTCCCTCCTCCCCTCCCTTCAAGTAAGCGACGTTTGAAGAAGGTTGGTAAAATTGTCAGATGTTGGTTTTGCTTCAAATTCGACAATGTCTCCTGGTCCTCGTTCTAATTTAAAAGTGGGATATCCTTTTATATTATAATCACTTGCAAGTTTTTTTCCTTCATTTTCATCATCACAGTCAACACTTTTGAATACTACGTTATAATTGCCAAACTTTGAATTTTGGTTATTTTTTACAAACTCTTCCCAAATGGGTTTAGCTGTTTTACAATGCGGACACCAACTTGTTCCAAACATGTAAAGTGTGGCAGTTTTATCATTTTCAGTAGATGGAGCATTATCTCCCATTCCAGATGCATAACCTTCCAATGAAGAGCCCAAATATGAACTTACATATGTTTTATAAACATATACGCCAATCCAAATAAATAAACACGCGACTAGTAACATTACTATCATGTATCGTTTAGAATATATTGTTTCTAATGCTGTTTTTACAGATTTTGCTGAAACTGACATTTTTATGGTATGTTCTGATATTTGCTATATATGTTTATAATTATATAATATATAAATTTTTTTTTTTACATACGAATATTAATTATTTTTAATGAAAAAAAATTAATATTGTGTGAATATAACACTGTGCATTCGTATTATTATGACAACAACATATGAAAAAATGAAAAATAAGACAGGTAAACTCTATAAAAATAAAAATAAAAATAAAACGAAAAAAAAATCTTCAGGGTCATCAACACAATCTAGATATGTATTTTCAAAAAAAGATTATAATAGCGGAGATGGAATGCTTACATCGGTCTGGGGCCCTCCTATGTGGCATTTTTTACACACAATGAGTTTTAATTACCCAGTAAACCCAACAGCAGAAGATAAAAAACATTACTCTGATTTTATCTACAGTTTGCGGTACGTATTGCCGTGTAAATACTGTCGGATTAATTTAACAAATAATTTGAAAGCAAACCCGATTCGTGAGTGTCATTTGAAATCTAGAGAAACATTTTCTAAATACATATATCGTCTTCATGAGATTGTGAATAAGCGACTAGATAAAAAATCAGGGTTAACCTATTGTGATGTGCGGGAGAGATATGAACATTTTAGGTCAAGATGCACAAAGAATGACCCTCCTCCAAAAATATTCAACTTTGCAAAAAAAAAAGAAAAAGGATGCACCGAACCGCTTTACGGACATAAAGCAAAGTGCATTTTATCAATTGTTCCGCAAACAAAAGATGTTCCATCATTTCATGTAGACAACAAGTGCATCAAACAAAGAGCAGATATTGTGCCAAAATAAATCATTTTAAATAAATTTAAAGTGAAAAATAATTATTTTGTTACTTGGTTATTTCATTCAAAAAAATGAATATTATAATATATTATATATTTATATTATAATACTTATAACGATATCTCATTAACTATATCAGGTATGACAAATCAAACAAACAACATTTTATTTTTAATTTTAGCATTATTACTGGCTTTGATTGGCTCCTTCTTTTTTACACCGGCTCGAGAGAACTTTGTTTCGCATCTTCTTCAACCGGGAGAATTTCCAGTGAGCGTAACGAAACCATTGTTACAAGGAGACTATCCTCTTCAAAAAGAACCAGGATTATCGGATTTAGATAGTAGGTCCATGTCGGCATATTATCCTATTTTCCCAAATAGTTATCTTCAAAGAACGAATAACGTTCGTTACTGGGCAACACCGAACAACGGTACATGCAGCCCTGCAAACATGTGCGGAACATTATACGAAAATAAAAATTTAACCATTCCACATTTTCCTCCAATGATTCCCTTTTCATCAAAAGATACGCGCGTCAATGTTTACGCGTTTGATGCCGATGCACCGTCAGATATTTACGGAAACAATTGTTGAACCCTATAGATTGTGAAATGTTTCAAGTAAATTTTTCTGTTTTTATTATCAAATATTTAAATGAAGGTGACACACTTTCTCTATTGTTCCCATAACCCCGTTTTCAGAATTGTATTCCTTCTCCTTCTTTGCATTCGCATTCGCATTTCTCTTCGGGGCTCTGTGCTCAAATCCGGTTTGTTTTTCGGTTTCAATTGTCTTCCATAACTCTTCTATTTTTACGATTGCATTTTTGAACCACTCCTTATTTCGCAAAACAAGGACACAGCTATAAACGTCCAGTCTCCAGTAAATATTTTTTACCCATGTAAGAGTTTCGTACGTATTGATGGTTTCTTCAAACCACGCATCAAACTCCGCCTTGGTCGTAATCGTCAACGGAGCGTACTGGTAAAACGGTTTCTCATCTTTTGAAAAGTATACGATAACTCCTCGTCTTTTTCCACTTGTAGTATAATTCCATTTAGAAGAGTCATTTGCTTCGGTTGACTCTGCATTGAATGCATCTTCATCTTCATATTCGGTAAATTTTGTTTCTTCAAAATCGCATTCAGGTAAGTTACAGACCTCCATTTGAATTTGCATTTGAATCCAGTAGTCTTCCTTTGGAGTGCCCGTAATCTCTCTGGACACAACATTTTTTATTTCAAGCATGCGACCGTAGAGCTGTGATAACGGACACACATTTATTCCATCTGGCGAAGCCCCAATGAAATAATACTGCGGGTTTGGATGTCGAATGCAACCAAATTCTTGAACTTTTGTGCCATTGATTTCTTCATACAATTTTTTTGAAAGCACTTCATATTTTTGGCCCCAATGTAAAGATGACTCTGAATTTACACGGCTATATTTTGTTGGATCAAATGGCATGCATTTCTCATATATTAACTGGTTCTGTATTGACTGTGAACCAAACACTTTCCACACCGAACTTGCGGTAATAAGTCCATGTCGGTGGTTATACCATTCATCTGTCTTTTGTTCTGGTTGATAAAGCAAATTCAAAAATTCTATTTTCTTTTTCATTTTTTCAATGTTTGGAGACTTTCTAATGAATGAAAACTTGTATGAACGATGAGGACGAATAAATTTGAAATAGTCGTGTATTGCAACATTCACGATTTCGTCGATTTGCATACATATAGTGGATTCATCTTCGCCGGAGTCACTGTATTCGCCGCCGTTCTCATTGTCGTAGTTGTCATAAACATAAGCATCATCTTCTTCTTCACAAGTTGCCATTGAATTTTTAATATAATAGTGCAACATGGATTGCACATGGTCGTATACCATGTTTTCAAAATCAGGACTGCTGAATAAAAGAGGATTTGAATGAATAAATTCGTCAATGATAAATAATGCCTCTTCGTGTAACATTCCAACGTCGTCATCTGATAACACCGGTGCTGATTCCTTTGTTTCAACCTCATCATCATCTGTTTCGTGGTCATACGCGTTGTCGTCGTCGTCATCGTGATGAACGTCATGAACGCCATTGTCATCGTCAACCACAGAATTCGAAAATGATTGCAAGTACTTTGACACACTCATGATATGATTGATATCTGATAATGATAATACAGTTTGGGTTGATTTTGATTTTTTTATTTCATCATGTTTTTTTATTACATTATTATTTTGTTGTTCTTGTTTTTGTATTTTTGTCATTAATTATTTGCTTTTTATCTCTCCTGCTGTTGTGATTGACTAATGTAACTAACTTTATATGTTTATGTAACTTTTATAAACAATTTTATAATCAAGTATTATAATCAATTTTTATTTAATGCTGACTTATATTTTGTATATAAATAAAAATTGAATAATTTTAATAAGTATAGTAAAGTCAAACAAGAGTCGAAACAAGAGTTGATACAACAAAAGTCGATACAACAAGAGTCGAGTAAAATGGGTAACGGCATATCAAAATCATCGTCGACGTCATCATCTTTGATAGTATCAATAGAAGGAAACATTGGTTCGGGAAAAACAACAGGTAAGGAAAAATTGAAAGAATACGTAACGTTGTTGATGAGAAAGAAAAAAATGTCAGAAGATTCTGTAATATTTGTTGATGAACCAACATGCGACTGGGAAGAAGTGAAAGATGAAAATGGCGTTCCCATTTTGACCAATTTGTATGTCAATGTCAAGAAGTATGCGTTCAGATTTCAAATGATGGCTTACATTACCAGGCTGCTAAGAATAAGAGAAGCATTGAAAACTCCGAAAGTGAAGCTTATTGTTACCGAGCGCTGTCTTTTGACAGACGCATACGTGTTTGCAAAAATGCTTTATGATTCCAAAGACATTGAACATGATGAATACATCATTTACACAAGATGGTTTGACGCATTCGCAAAAGATGTCGAGCCATCATGCATTGTTTACTTCAAAGCAAGCACCAACACCTGCATGAACAGAGTTAAAAAAAGAAGCAGACCTGGGGAAAGCAACATTAGTTATGAGTACTTGGAAAAATGCAACCGCTATCATGATGACTGGTTGAACACTCCTTCTTCGTCGAATATAACAATTCCGACGCTGACACTGAATGCAGATGTTGAATCACATGTGTATGATTATAGTGCAGACATTTATCAGTTTATAAATAGCTTGCGCACTTCAAAAATACTTGGAGTGATGCATCGTTTGAAAACGTACATTGATGGTAACCAACAACAGTCGCAGCATCATCCGTATAGAGAAGACCGAGAAGACCGAGAAGACCGAATGCGCTTGGTAAAATGCGGACACACATCCTTTTTACATTTTGATGCATAAAATATCCAGAATTTTTCGAGGTTTATATTTTAATATATCTAATTCTGTCGAGGTTGTTGGAAATAATTCCCGACCATACACGTCTTGAAGTAGAAGCCACTCAAACATGCCGCCAATGTAAATGTAGACATGTTTCACTCCTAGTTTAATAAGTTGTTCATATTTTGAATATACTTTTTCATCATTTGAATTCAATCCATAAATTATTATTTTTGTTTTTTTTGAATTTGTTATAATATCATTTATAACTTCTTCTTCTTCAGCTATCGGAATTGTATTTGGAATCAAACATGTTTGGTAAAGAGGGTCAAGCGTGTTTATAATTGCATACCTACTATGATTGTTACCGTTGTTGTCACTGTTACAAGTGTAAGAATATTTAGATGCCAACTGCATGTCTTCGTAATTTATTTTAAATTTCGAGTTACTCGCTCCCATTAATAATTTTCAATAAACTATTCATACTAATGTTGTTATACGTTATACTGTTTAAATAAATAAATGTTTATATAATTATTTATTTATACTATTTATTTATAAATTTTCATTATTTTATTCATGACCCATAATTATATTTAATTTTGTGCCTGACTGTAATTGCAGGAAGCATATGCTTTTTCGCGCGACATTTCGCGAGATGGAATTCCTCCACGGACCCATCCGTCTGCGGCGACGCCTTCAACCAAGTTGGACGGATTTGACACTGTCGAAGCAATCGATGGAATAAGCGGATAATTGAGATAATTTGAATAGCATTGTTCTGACAACAAGTTAACACTTCTTTTATTGATTGTAACATCTCCTTGAATTAATTTGGATTCTAAAAGCGGATTACATTCACCTCTACCTAAATAAGGGACCGTAACGAAAGGTCGCTGGTTTAATGAAATTTTACACCTCGGATGTGTGCTCATGCTCCCGTTCAAAAGCTGCGAGTTAATGTCAATATTGCATCCACCTGCACCGGTTTGATGTCCTCCCTCGAAAAAAATACCCGGTTGGCTGGTCGCAAATTCTATGGGTCTTGCCATTGTGCAGTCAGATGAAAAAAAATTCTGCACCATATAATTCCCAGCATTCATATTTTGAACATTTCTTTGACTCAAACCGCATGTATCATTTCCGATTCTTGCCATTTTATCAAAAACATAGTCTTTTACTGTTGCCATTTTTATAGTATATATAAACATAATAAAAAAATGAAAAAAAAAATACACCATTATTTATTTAATTCAAAACACTACCTAACCGCGGATTAAAACGTTGACAAGCCATTTCATTACCTTGTTTGCATGAAATCATATCTCCAAAGCAAAACTCTGCAAAACCCTTTTGGTCATTTGGAACCGTGGTGCTCGGATTTGTATAAAATAATCTCATTGAATCATCAAATTCATATTTATCTCCTAAATCTGCAAATAGTTTTTTTCTAAGTTTCTCAGCTTCTGTCAGATTTCTTGGTTCAAAATCTAAAACAACATACCCTTCAGTTGACTGATTGATTTCCTTTTCAACTTCTGAATTGTAGGAAGGTGCAGCTTCGTCGCGTGAAGGGTTATACGAAATTTCAGGTAGAAGCACATTCATCATGGGATTTTGAATAGTCGGAACTGTTAAATGCGGTTTTAAAGCGTTATACAATTGAGAATTCACAAATCCTTCTTTTTTTTGTTCGGAACTATTTGAAGATGAAGCTGAAGTATTTATTTTGTATTGCGTATTGTACAACATAACAAAAATAGCTAAAGTAATGAAACCTGTGAAAATAATATTAATATTTTTTGTAATCAAAAATCCTAAAATAGTTAATAATAAAACAAGTCTTGTAATTGCATTCAACTTTTGTTCGACTGACATGAGCGGCATTGGCCATAAATCTGACATTTCATTTTTATCAAATAGAACAGAAGGTTGATTTGTCCAAAATTGAGTACTAGTACCCTTGTCCTTATCTAAATTATTGTTGCCACTACTACTGTTGCTAGCACTAGCACTATTATCAACCGTGGTGGGTTGTTCATTATTCATATTTGTGGACGCGGGTGGTGCAGGTGCGCTGCTGGAAAAAGAAACATCGGAAGCCGTCTGCGTCAATGTTGTGTTTGATGCCGTTGTTGTCATATAACTATAATGTCTATAATATGGATGGTGAATAAATGTATCTATATATCTACTTATACTATTTATTTATTTTTAATTATTTTATTTTTTTGATTTATTCTTTTTATTTTTCTTTTTATTTTGATTATGTGCGAATGACGACGGATTTGTATCGATGGGAGTTCGCTCTATAATCTCTCCAGTGCTAAATACTGTATGTACTTTTTGTTGCGGTTGCTGCTGTTGCAGTTGCTGCTGTTGTTGTTGCAGTTGTTGTTGCAGTTGCTGCTGCTGTGCAAGTTTTTGATGTGCAAGTTTTTCTTGCATTCTTTCCTTCATCTTTGTCATCTTAACATTTCTTTGCAGCTGGCTTTGCATGGCACCAAAATTCATTTTTCCTCCTCCTCCCATGTTTCCTGCCATATTTCCCATGCCCATTTTCTTCAACATGTCGGTCAAGTTATTCATTCCCGGCATATTTTTCATTTTACTTAACAAGTCACTCGCTTCTTGCATTAATTCGCTTTCTTTTATTTCTCCCGATTTAAATTTCTGGTCCAGTTTTGAACCAACGCTTTTGACAAGACCCATGAGCTTTCCAGGATTTTTAAACATCTTCTGAAATACATTCTGAAAATTTACACCATCACCTTTAGACTCGTCAAAATCCATGTCAAAGTCGACATCTTTTGCAGTCTCCTCTGCAATTTCTTTTGCAAGTTTTCCAATTTTCCCATTCAGAATGCTTGAAATGTGCTCATGAATTGACTCTGCATTGGCTGAAGAAAATCCCTTTGTACCTTTATTTCCATCATCCTCATCTTCTTCGCCAAGGTCTTTTGCCCAGTCAAAAAAATTAAAAGAAGGTTTTTTCCCCCCATTGCTTTCATTGCTTTCATCATTTGTTGTATTTGTATTTGTTTCGGACTCAGCACTAGAATTCGGCTCAAACATATTGTACATTTGTTGAATGGTCTCTTCCAACTTACTGCGCAACTCATTTTCATTTATTGCCTCGAATAAATTTGCAGCATCTCCGAATGATTTTTTATCTTCAATGTTTGTGATAATTGTCATCAAAATGAGTTGAAGGTATTTCCAAATCGTCTCTCTAGTTGTGTCACTTATTCCCTCGGTATTCCATAAAACACAAAAATCAATATTTGGCAAAAAATGCGTATTCACATTCACATTTGCCGCATCCTCTTTATCAAAAATTTTATCATTTTTGTATAAAATATCAAAAAATCTCTCTGGATATACCTTGGAACAGTATTCATACAAAATAGAAACAACATTTACTGATTCGGCGGCGGCAGCTGACTCGGCCGTTCTTTCTCTAGACGCATCCAAAAATAACTGCAACGTACTTTGATACTCAGGAAAAGTATTCGAAATGTCTACAATGAAATCAAAAATTACCTTTTTAAATTCATCAGGAATATCCTTACCCTTTTCAACACCCTTTTCAACACTAGTTTTCATTTTATTATAATTTAATTACTTTTTGTCAAATTATAATAAAACATAGAATAAAGTATTTAAATGGTGTTTTTATAATTTAATAATTTTATAAAAATATTTATATTTATTATTATTTCAACTTAAATAATAAACTTTTGTCAAGTTACATAAATTTTTCACATACTGCATTGACTTTTCCTGATCATGTTCTGTCATGTTTCGCACATATCCTCGCAAACGTTCAATGAAATTTGAAACATTGTCTGTAATTACAATATCCAAATCAGAATAATCTTTATTGATAAAAAAAGAAATATCTGACTGTTCAATGGGTTCTTTGTATGGAATCGTTATATATGAATTCCAAGTTTCTAAAATTAATTTCGGATTTGTCTTTTTCATAATATATAGTAAATTTTTCATCGTTGTAACCTCATCATCATCCGGAAATACACTCTGAATGTCTTCTATAAACTCTTCAAAATGTTGATTAAATCCCTTTAGAATCAACGACTTGCTTACTGATTCTGATTCGCCTGAACAGTTTACAGTTGTCATTTTATTTATATTGTTATGTGTTGTATTATGTATATGTATGTCTATTATATGTGTATTATAATAATATATAAAAATAAATTTTATATTATTTTTTAGTTATATATATTTTATATTTCAATATATATGAATATATACAGAGAGAAATCATATGAATAATAATATAAATATAAATAAAACAATGGTCAAAAAAATAAAGTTGGTACTTTTTGGAAATTCAGGAGTTGGAAAAACATGCATTGTTCAAAGAATGACACACAACACATTCAATCCTGATACCAACTTGACAATTGGTGCGGCATATACAATTTACACAGTTGAAGACAACATCAAAATTGAAATATGGGACACAGCAGGACAAGAACGTTTCCATTCTTTGCTTCCACTGTATGCTCGGTCTGCTGAAATAATTATTGTCGTCATTGATATTGAAAAAAATATTGACGAACAAATCTCAAAATGGAATAAATATATTCAAGACAATGAGACACTTTTTTCACCAAATTTTAAGCTGATTCTTATATTCAATAAACACGACTTGAATAATGACTTTCAAATTCCAAAGGACATCATCAACCAAACACAGTTTGACTTTATGACATTAGTTTCTGCCAAAAAGGGATACAATATTGATAAATTGAAACTACATTTGAATGTAACTGTTAAAAAATATATTGATGAACATGCGCGCGCAAGCCACGAACATCGTAATAAATTCAATAACAGTAGCAATAATAATAATAATAGTAGCATCGAAAATAGTTCAAATGATACTATATTTGGTTCTACATTTTCAAATATGAAAATAAATATTGGATTGTCAGAATACAAAGAAAAAATGAAAAACTGCATTATGCGATGAGACACATATTGTTTGGCTCGGTTCGACTCGGTTCGACTCGGTTCGACTCGGTTTTAGATTTATTCCTTCCAACCGACTTGGCCGACCTAACTAACCTACCAAGGATAACTGTATCCTTCGTTGTCCCACCACTCATCCACAGTCGCCATATCATGAAGTTCTTGAATTTCTTCTGGACTGATTTCAAAACAAAACTCGAACCTTTTCATATTTCGCATTTCTTCAGGGGAAATGTACCACACTATTGGAGCTGAATTTCCAAGCGTTTCCAAGTCTTTCACCTCACAAATGCCAAATTTTCCACGTCTTTCACAAAAAGTTTTGCGTCGTTTAGATGTTCTTGTTGGCACGTCGTCGTCATCGCTGGTGCTAGTGCTGGTGCTGGTTGTCGGCGCCGACGCCGGCGCCTTTCTGCCAGGAAACAAATTTGACTCAACAGAAAATGCTGCAAGTGCATGACGCGCAGTTCGTTCTCTCAAACCCAGCAACCAAAATCCTTTTTCTAAATTAGTGGAATGTTCATACACTTTTTCAAATTCCCCAAACGTCGTGCACGCGCACAATTCATGTGCACGATTGTACATCATTTTGGACAAAAATTCCAAATAAAAGGTTCCAACAGCTCTTGCATCATCTGCATCATGTGGAATCAAGTACCTAAATATACAAGGCGCGACATACTCAATGCCTCGCGACTCTTGTTCCTCCTTTTTTGTCTTTTCTTCTTTTATTTCCAACTCGTATTTTTTTATTTCTCTAAATCCTTTGTCAGCTTCTTCCTTTGTCATGGATGTCATGAGTGGAACATCGTGCCAGTTGTGTTGTTTTTTCCATGCACTCAATTTTTCATAATAAATCTCATTCGAATACTTTTTATTTTCTTTGAGTTCGTTTGATTCCCATTTCTTCAGGTGAGACGGCTTTCTGAAAATTGGTGCTACAGCAGGAGCGCCAGGTCTCACCACGTATTCATATTGAGGAAGAGGAGAAGGAAGATGAGCAAGATATACGCATGAATCTAGTGACATGATTTGATTTGCAGAGAGAACAAGGTTAACGGGTTAACGGTGTGAGACTGTTAAAAGTCGAATTTATAAAAAATATTTTCAATTTATATTTTTCTACAATATTTCTTACATTTTCCTATTCTGCTGCAACTGTTCCAACGTGACCTGACCTATTTTATCTGGGGTATAGTTATCAGGTGGAGTTTCTATTCTTCCAGTATTTGAATAGTCAACCGTTGAATAATTGTACATTTGGCGCATACCGCCATTGCCTTTCGCTAAAAGTTCGTCGCTGCTTTGGTCCCAAAAACTGTACGTGTCTGATGTTACACCGTGCCCCATAAAATCGCTAGTTAGTGAAAAGGGCGCCGGTTCTCCATTATTATTAGTCGCAATTTGATTTATTTCCATTTCCTTGGGAGACAAGTGTTGCATGATTTGGTCCCCGTACAAAATCTGATTTCCCTTGTTCAACAAAAGTAATGCTGGAACACGAGTTACTTGCGGAGGAAGTAAAATCTTTTCTCCATTATCTAATATCAAATATGTGATTCCATTTTGCGCCTTCTCTCGTTTATCAATGCACAAAAAATGAATCTCTTTGCTACAAGCACTTTTAGAAAGAGTCTGTAATAACTTTTTAGATTTCTCACAAAAATTACTATAGTAGATAATGCTACTCATAAAAAATGATTTATTCTAGAAAAAACTGAAATTATTTTTATACGTAATGTAACAACGCAATAACTATTTATATTGAAATAATAATAAATATTAAATAGTTATTAAAATAAATTATTTATCATTTTATTTTTTAATATTTTTTGTTATTATCGGTTAATAAATATTAAAAAAATTGATTTAATATTATGAATATATATTATTATTAACTTGGATTTGTTGTAATGAGCTCTTCTTCTTCCAAAACTAGAACCAGTAAACCCATCATTTCTCAACACAATAACAATAACGAATTTACACTCACATTTACGTTGGAAAATTGCGATGTTTCAATTGCAAATGCTTTGCGACGAATCATTCTGTCGGATATAAACCAATACGTATTTAGAACATTTCCTCATTCTGAAAATCGAGCAGAGTTTACGGTTAACACGACGAGACTTCACAATGAAATATTGAAACAGAGGCTCGGTTGTATACCAATACATCATTTACACACTATTGATGGTATCGCCAACGAGTACAAGAACTATGTCGTGGAAGTTGACGTAAAAAATGAAACAGATACAATTCGATACGTTACAACTGAAGACTTTAAAGTAAAAAAAGCAAAAGAAATTGAAAAAAAATCAGGACGTTCAAGAAATGAAGACGCCGATGAAGATGTCATGTACGAATATCTGCCTGAAGCAACTGTTCGTAAAATTTTCCCACCCGATGCAATTTCCGGTGACTACATTGAATTTGCTAGACTATTGCCTAACATTTCTTCTTCCAATTCAAACAGTGGAGAAGCACTTGCATTTACTTGCACTCTTGAAATTTCAAATGCAAAATTTGACGGAATGTATAATGTGGCGCACACGTGCGCTTACAGTTGTACGCCTGACACCAAAGAAATTGAAAAACAATGGAAAGCAAAGGAAAAAACGATTCGAGAAGGACTGGAATCGTCGTCGTTGTCTGCCGATTCCATTGAAGAAGTTATTGAAAATGAAAAAAAAAACTGGGAACTTCTTGAAGCCCAACGCATATTTGTTCCAAATAGTTTTGATTTTATAATTGAGACTGTTGGCGTATATACTAATGTTCAACTTGTTACGAAAGCTTGCGACATTATGATAAAGAAATGTGAAAAACTGTTGGCTAGCATAGAACACGCTGCAGAAACAAATGCTGAAACGAATGCAACGACGACAATTGAGTATGCGCACGAATTAACCACCATGAAAAATTCATTTCGAATCAACTTGGTTGGAGAGGATTACACTCTAGGAAAAGTAATTGAGTTTTATATCTTTTCGAATTACTATAACAGACAATCTGACGGAATCGTTTCATTCTGCGGATTCAAAAAACCGCACCCGCATGCGTTAGATAGTTACATTATTGTTTCATTCAAAGATGAAATGGAACTACCCAAAGTGCAAGAACTTATTTCAAAAGTCATTTTAGAAAGTATTTCTGTTTTCAAATCACTATTTGAATCATTCAATGATTTCAAATCAAAAAAAAATAAATAACTAAATAATATTATAAATTAATATATAAATTAATATATACATATACTTTATAATATTCATAAAATATTAATAATAAAACTTAATGAGCTGGATTACTGAGACTGAAGATGCAGTCGACCAATTAAAATATTTAGTATATATTTATGATAAGATTACTCGCAACTACATAGAATATAAAAAAAAATTTTTATCTTTTGTTACAAAAACATGTAGTGGTTTAAAATCTGATCAACTATATACATGTTATGAAAATATATATGTAAAAAATAAGGGTCTTGTTAATAATATATTAAGTATATCTGATACAATTAAAAGAATTGAAAATGAAATTGTATCAACTTATCTTACGTGGTCAAGTTTTCTTTCTGAAGACAATATTGATGATATATTTTCAAGTGATGAAAATAAGAATAAAATAGAAGAAAACAATGAAAAATCCAGAAAATTAACTGAGCGTGAAGGCACATTAGCAAAATCCTTTAACCCTGGACTTAAAACCATGTTACGAGGTACTCATTATTCATGGAATGGCGAACCATTACCAGATGAAGTAGTTGTAGAAAATCCTAAAGGTCTTTTGAAAAAGATAAATTTGAAAAAACAAACGAGCCAAAAAAAATTAGACGAATTTATAGAAGAAGTTGAAGTACAAGTACAAGAAGAAGATTTACTAAAAGAAAAAGTAAAGGGTATAATAACAGACAGTATTAAAAGTGTTGTTCGAAAGACTCCTGAGGTTCAGCCTGGTATAAAGCTAAATCGTGAAGGAGGATATAAAAAAAAATCAAAAGTAAAGTCCAGAAAATTAAAATCAAAATCGAAAAAGTCAAGAAAATTAAAATTGAAATCAAGAAAAAAATATTAAAATTGGCGTTTTGAATGTGCAAAGGTGTAAAATAATTTTGATTTAACTTCAACTTTTCTTTTTTTTCTTCCCAAATTACAATGAAAAAAATATAAATTGAAAATTCAATTTATATCTTGACATTTTGCAGTGAATCGTCTCAGAAGCATCAACAACAACAATGTACGGCAACAGCAACAACAAGAGCAACGGCAACAGCAAGAGCCAGAAGGGCAACGGCTACAAGGGCAACGGAGGAAAGAAGGAAGAAAAGGTCTTTCGAGGACCCTTTCCATCCAATAGGATGGGTCTTCCCATCGTGAATGCAATCACTGGAGTCAAGTACCCGTGGAATGTTGGCTCATTTGAAGAAGACCACTTGTGGAAGGTTGTAGTCTGCAGTGGAATTGTTCCAATGACCTACTTTTACGACTCGCCGGAACAGTACGAGGCGCACAAAATGGTCACCATCGACCAAGAGTCAAAGGATGCTTGGCACACCTTGCAAAAAAATCTCGAGTGAACGAACTTGCTTGCCTCCCCACAGGTGTGGTAACCCCTTGCTTGCGTTTTGAAAAATAAAAAAGAAAAAAAAGAAGAAAAAAGAAGAAGAAAAAACAAAAAAGAAAAATATTTTTTTATATTTTTTTATATTTTTTTTTTCTACTTGTTATAACATCATAATGTGATTTCAAAATACCACCATGTGTGACTTCAAATACTTTTTATTTACAAATCGTCAAATTCTTCATCTTCATCATCATTTGGATAAATCACTTTACATCCTGACCAACCACCCTTTGCAATCTTTTTAAACTTCTTATCCATGTAGTCATGCAACTCCTGAAACCTGGGCACATTCTTATCATAATTATTCATATACCAATCTTTGAACTCCTGATTCAACTCATCTCGTTTCACATCAAACGCTTTTCCAGTCTTATCATTAATACCAGGACATACTTTGATTTTGTCTCGAATGAATTCTGACAAATAGTCTTGGCTATTTCTATATTTGTTACTACTCAGTCTAACCTTTTCACAAGTAGCAACAGTACCTCCCGTTTGATATGCCTTTTGAACCAGCATTGCCATAAACACCGGCGCCCATCCTTCAAGTTTTTCATCCAATCGTTTGTCAATCTTGAACTGATACGGCATTTCAGGGTCATCAGACTTTGGTTCTTCGCAAAATAAAGACTCAAAATCAACTTTGCAAATGCGTCTCCATGTGCCGTTATCGTTACTCTTGACATCAAACATGACATTCGTGCAAACAACCAACTTGAACTGCGGCACAAATGTAACCATTTCCTGATACAGTGCGCGCGCTTGAATTGGATCACCACCCGTGAGTTCTTTCAACGGACCCTCATTGATACGGTCCCCTTTCGACGGCTCATTCATCACCGCATATCGCACACCAATCAGTTGCGCAATCTCAGATGCAGTTCCACCAATCTTGTTTCGTTTTTCTGTAATCAAAGTAATAGGCACTGTTCCTTTATACTCTCCAAAACAGTGTGACATCAACTCGACTAACTTTGATTTTCCATTACTTCCACACCCATTGTAAATGTTAAACGTCTGGTCACGATTCACACCAATAAGACATGACGCAAGATGTTCCCACATGTAAGCGCGCAACTCCGGTGACGGAAACAACTGCTCCATGAATGCAATGATTTCGCGCTCAATTGTTTCAAACTCTTTGCACCCAGTAAAATACGAGTCTAAAAAGTCTATTTTTGTGGACTTTGAAATAAAATCATACGGCTGTCCTGGTCTGAAAACTTTTTCCTTAAAATCCACGACACCATTATTGAACCCCATAAGATGTGTTTTTGAATCCATTTTTTCAATAAAATCCTTATCATAAAACAATTCACGCACTTCGCGTAACACATTATTTTTAACACTTGTTGTTTTCAACTGGTTGCAAATTTCTGTCATCCGCTTCGAACGTTCCTGTATGTGCTTGAACTGTTCTGAAGTACTGTCATACTCATTCAAACTATCCAACAACTTCATGCTTCGTTCTGAATATATGCCGAGCATTTCAGTTGAAATCAACAAACGAAGAGACGTTCCTGAGTCACACACAGACCATCGATGGTCCTTAAACTCAAACCACGCATTGTGCTTTATACTCACACACACAAAGCGTCCCTTGTACAAGTGATACAAAACATTTGCCAAATCAACATCCGATGCTTCCGTAATTTTAGTCTTACCTACATGTATTACAAGCGTCTGGTCAATATAATAATCAACCGTTTCTTCTGAAATCTTTTTATATTCCAAAGGGTTATCCTGTTTTGACCAAAACATCACTGAGCGTTTTGAAAGTTCGCTTTTTCCTGTCCTGAATTTCTGCCATTGCCTGTACAATTCCCCAATCTTTTCATAACTGAATTTTTCACTCATCGAACTGAAAAGAATCCAGGTTAAAAATAACTTGTCGCTTGTATTTTTTAGAGCCCACCCAACCTGAATCCATTTTTCATAAGGCTCATAAAACTTGGCTGAAAGCGACATTGCAAACTTGTGTGTCTCCTTTATATCATATTCTCTGGGTTCCAAGTTGTCCATAATAATTTTTATTGCTGCTTTCAGCTGGTCTAAAGTGGTAATTGAATTATAATCAATCGACGACGGCGTCAAAGATGTTGCCATTACAATATTGACGCGCGTAGAACTTCCTCCAGATGTCGAGACCAACGCCCTTTTTGATTTAAACATTTCTTCAATTTTTTGTGTGTACTCTTCGACCAACCGAAAAGACTGATGACCGGTGTACCTTGCCGTCAATAACTTGAAATCTTTATCAAACTTGAAATCTGTTACCTTCTTTTCTAAAAATTCCCAGTTTAACATTTCATTAAGTTTCAACGCAAAGTGATACTTCAAAAGATAACACTTGCATCCCGGTTTTCTAGAGTTGTAGAGTTGCCACCCAGTCTTTCCGGTTGTAATTGAGTTGTCAATGACATCTTCCCACGAGTTTGTCACGGGTAAGTCACTCCACACACTCGGCAACTCCGACAAAATCATACTTCTAAGATACATTTGCTGCTTTCGTTCCATGTGAATTCCAATTATCATATGAATTCCATCCTTTGTCAATTCGGTTTTGCAATTTACTGTTTCTTTTTCAAATATAAATACAGGAATATCTGTTCCTGCATCAATGTGTAGGATTTTTTTGAGAACATTCATGTAAAGCAATACCATGTCAACAACGTGGTCTTTTGTGTGTTGGCGTTCATCTATGCCAACATCATATTTGAAATCAAAATCTACAAGGATGGGTCCTGCATCCGGAAGCTGAATTTCTGTCAAGAATTCTTGTTTCCCTTCAACAAAGACGTGCTGGTAATACTTTTTATAAAATTCTTCCAATTCTGATTCCGTTATTAAATATGCGCCACCTTTGACTCCCAAGTCCGCATTCTTCAACCGCGTGTGCGTGCATTTCTCACCTTCCTTTATATATAATGACAACAAATATGATGCAAAATTATAAGTTGCTTTGACATTTACTTTTGCCATTGCCATTGTTAATACTATATATTGAGATAAGTTTAATTCAATTTTTATTTATTGTTTATCCACTTATCCCTAAAAATCAATTTTTAAAAAAATATAAAAAGTGTTTTTTCATATTTTTTACATAATTATGTATTTATTTTTTTACAAGGTATGAAGGTTAGATACTCATAAATTTATATTTTTATAATTATGAATATGATATAAACATTTAAATGTATTCATATGTAGATATTTAGACGCTTCTCTCCAGAATCATATGACATCTTGTAAAAAAACACAAGACAAAGCAGCCACCGAAGCTATTGACAATTCAGCACTACCAACAATGACGACGAGCGCTACGACGGCAAGTGATGTAAAACCCATTAGCATTTCAAAAGATGCAGTCAAGCGTCTGTTAAAAGACATTGGCCAAATTATAAAAACGCCGCTACATGACCAAGGAATATATTACAAACACAGCGAAACTGACATATTAGAGGGTTGGGCATTAATTATTGGTCCTAAGGACTCACTCTATCGAAATGGATATTATTATTTTAAATTCGTATTTCCAACTGATTATCCTCACTCACCTCCCGTTCTTCATTATTACACAAACGATGGAACTACACGGTTTCATCCAAATTTTTACAAAACTGGTAAGGTTTGTGTTGACATTTTGAATACGTGGCGTGGAGAGAAATGGAGCGGTTGTCAAACAATTTCTTCCGTATTACTAACTCTGGTTTCTATTATGGATAATGAACCCATTTTACATGAACCGGGTATAACAAAAAAAAATCCTGACTTTTGTAACTATCACAATCTTGTTGAATTCCGAAATTATTCTTTTTCAATTTACGAACTTTTATGCAGCATTGAAAACTTCGGCAAATACATACCTATAAAAGAGAAGGACTATATAGACTATTTTTATTCAATTATGAAGGCGCATTACCTTGAAAATAAAGACATTATAATGAAAAAACTGCAAGAAAATAAGGAACGCATACTTCACCCTGAAATTGTGCACTCATCTCTTTATTTATTTGGATTCAAGATTGATTATACACAGTTGATATCTCTCTTTGAAAAATTAACAATCATTTAAAAATGAAATCAATATTTATTACATATTTTTATATTTAAATATTTTTTTAATTATTAACATATTTACTATATATATTAATAATTAAATTGAATATAAAATAACATAACTATTTATATACAAGATACACAGATACACAACAACAACTACCACAAAACGTCGTTGAAAAATGCAATTTTGTAAAGTATGCGGAAACATGTACTACATTACAATGGCAGATGCTCCTGCCGTTTCAGAAGAAGAAAAAGAAGTCACCTCAAAAATACTCATCAATAAATGCAGAAACTGCGGAAACGAAGAACAGAACTCAGACACCAGTGTTTGTGTTTCAAAAACATTTTTCAAACAAACAGAAAGTCGACTATCAAATTTTGTCAACGAGTATACACATTTAGACCCAACACTACCTCAAATTAACACAATGAAGTGTCCCAACTTGGAATGCGAGACAAATAAAACGCTTGATGTTCCATGTACTGTTTTATACATTAGATACGATGACACAAACTTGAAATTCGTCTACATGTGCACAACTTGTAAACACACGTGGAACACTGAACAGTATCATCACGCATCTTGAAAATATTTACAATGTATATGTATTACATTTTTAATTTGGGTGGTCATACTGTTGAATTTATCTGAAGCATATTTATTTTTTTAGCTTTACACATATTTACTCATGGTTTTCAATATTCAAAAAAGTCATTTTATATTTTTATTTTTATTTATTTATATATAAAATAAAAAATTGAAATAGAAATATTTAATTTTATATATGTAATATAGACACATTTACATTTCACAAAAGCAAAACAAATGCAAGACATGAAAAAAATGGACTCTGAGCCCAATACTGATGTTGATACCAGTTTTGACAGTAGTAGCGAAAATGGTAGCGTACATTTTGATGATTCAACATTGTCAGGGGGTGGAATGGAAATAGTAGGAGGAGGAGAATCAGATTCAGACGCGACGTCGGACATATATGATGAACAAGAAGGTCAAGAAGGACAAGGAGGGCAAGGAGGGCAAGGAGGGCAAGGAGGGCAGGGAAAAGAAAAAGAAAATAAGCGGCAGAGAGAAGACGTTGATGTTGAAGAAGAAGGAGAAGGAGTGGTTTCATTTGAGTCATCAGTTGATGAGGATGATGAAAATTACGACGACGATGACGATGATGACGATGATGACGACGACGAAAATCATCTTCAAAAATTCGATAATGAACTGAAAAAAAATTACATTGCATCTTTTCACCCTGAAAGTTTGTCTTACAATAATGAAGAAACTGAATTTATGTCACGCGTCACTAGAAATGATGCAGGAACAATCATTGACCCATATCACAAAACACTACCATTTTTAACAAAGTACGAAAAAACAAGAGTTTTAGGAATTCGAACAAAACAACTAAATGAAGGCGCGAAACCTTATGTTGATGTGAATCCGACAATCATCGACGGGTACATTATTGCGCAGCTGGAACTGGAACATAAAAAACTGCCATTTATTATTCGGCGCCCTTTACCCAACGGTAGTTCTGAACTGTGGAGATTGCAAGACCTTGAAATTATTTGTTGATTTATTTGATTTATCAATTTATTATACTTTTACTTGTTTATTTTATTTAATTTTGCGATATTATAAAAAGTTATATTAAAAAATTATTATAATAAAAATTGATTTTTTTATTATAACAAATGTAAAATATATATAAACGTGACATGCTGAGAGCCGATTCTTCTAAACAAAAAAAAACAGAAAAAGTACAACAATTATTACCCTCTATGTTCTTTCCCTTGAACACAAAGTCATCTCCAACCGTCACTCCTGGACTATTCAAACGAAAACGTGAAGCTGCTACTGCCGCTGCTCCTCCAGATGCTGCTGTTACCACTGATGCTGCTGCTCCGACCGCTCCGACCGATACTAACAGTGTGAAAAAACAACAAAATACAAAAACGAAAGAAGAAGAAGTGATTGACTCGCTCTGTGAGTCATACTTTAAAGCATACTATAAAATTCATCACAATGGTGTATACAAAGACCTCGTGTCTGAGGCAAAAAGAAAAACGAGACTTGAAGGTAAGGACTGTAAGGACTATTTTGTTGTGACGAAATATGCGAAAACACAAGGATTTATGGATCATGACTCTATTGTGAAAATGGAGTACAATCGTTTCGTCAACTCGAGACAAGATTCAGTAAAAAAGACACTAAAAGAAATTGTTGAAACATGCAAGGTAAAACCAAAAAAACTTTACCGATACTTTCATCACGTAAAAGTTTGCACTTCAAAGTCAAAAAATAGTTTTCCAATCGAGTATTTACTTTTGAATCCCTTTGATTTTATAACATTTGAAAACCAGTTTATATCTTACAAGAATGCTATGGACATTTGTAATGAAAAAAAAATAATTCCTCCACTGGACAAGCGAGTACGTGCGTGGATCTATGACTACTTTATGGCAAAACAAAATAATCAACTGTATATTCCTGAATCCGAGACCGGTCAACTCGAAATGGAGTTTAATAAAGAATTCAAACTGCGTAGTGGGAATTCAGCAGCACAGTCGCTCTTATTAGACAGTAAGCTCATTGTTGAAAAGATATTTGGAACCACGTCTTATTTTACAACCCAAGAATTTATTGACTTTGAAATAAAACTATCAGACAAAGTTGCAAACCTGTTTTACCATGAAAAAGAAGAAATTTACTCCAAAGAAAATGACGCAGCGATTGATGCTTACATTGAAAAATATACACTCAAACAACATAGCAATAAAAAAGAAGCCTTCAAATTTGAACCAGAACAAATTGAAGCAATCAAAAGGGGATGTCGTTTGAATAATATGCAACTGTTCAATATTACTGGCCCTCCGGGCACCGGAAAGTCCACAATTGTTGACTGTATCATGGGTTATCAACTTGAGATGGGAAGTTCCATTGCTGTCATGGCTCCAACTGGACTAGCACAAAAAAACCTTAAAGTATATTGTAAATATGATTCAAAATTTGATGATAAAGTCATGTTTTCAACTTTACATCGAGCCCTCAATTTTACATTCAACAAAGGTGAATTTAAACCGACAATTATGATTGTGGATGAATCATCAATGGTTGATTTGTTCCTGTTTGAAAAACTCCTGTCTGCATGCGAATGCTTTCGTTCTTCCCTCATTTTGATTGGAGACGTGAAACAACTTCCGCCGATTAGCGCAGGAACTCCTTTCGAATCTATTATAAAATCCAAGATTTTCAACACGACCATTTTAACAAATATAAAGCGACAAGAAGGAAACCTGAAAAGTATTATTGAAAAAATGAACACGGAAAATGGCGTTCACTTTGACGATTTCGATAATGCGTATTCTCATTTCATTGAAGCAAAAACGCCTGAAGATTTCGAGAGAGTAATTACAGAAATATATGAAAAAGAGCATTATCAGCACCGTTTGCAAATGACTACACCTGGAGTGACGACGACGACTCCTCACAAGGAATTCGACATTCACACAATGTCTGTTCAACGAGAAAAAAATGGTGGAGTATTCGCTCTCAACCCAATAATTCAAAAAATAAAAAATCCACATGGCAAAAAATTGTTTGTGGAACGTTACGAAAATGGTCACACGCACATTTTTCACGAGAATGATTTAGTTATAAGAACTGAAAATGACTACAAGGATGAAAAAAATGTTCGCGTGAATGGTGATGTTGGCACTATTCATGAGACTGTAAAACAAATGAAAAATAAGTATGGAAAAAATGAAACTGTCTACACTTATACAGTCAAATACGATGGAGAAACAGACGAAACGGACCTCTCAGTCGAAGATGTTAGAGACGCATTCATGCCTTTTTACATAAGCAGTGTACATAAAATGCAAGGATTGCAAAGAAATATAATCGTGTTTATTGTTTCTCCTGCGCACAACTTTTGCTTAATGAATAAAAATTCCAAAAAATTAGTTTACACGGCAATATCAAGGTGTAAAACAACATTTTACGTCGTTGGAGACAAGTCACTATTTATTAAAGCACAACGAGCAAAAGACGAGTTTATTTATCCTACACTTTTCATGAATGAATTTTATGAGTGGGTATTGTGAATAAGTATTCAAGAGTGTAAATACAATATTATAAAAAAGAATAAAAAAAAAAGAATACTGTTAATATTTTTTTAGTAAAATAATGTAACTCAAAAAAAGCCCAAAAAAATTCTTTGCAAATAAATCTAAGATATTGTATAGAGAATTTTTCAAATTATAGGGTAGTAGTGCAACAACACCATACAATGACCAGAAAAAGAAAAAATACCAAAATAATTTTATTCCTAGTGGTCCACTACTAATTGCATATTTTTGATAAATCATGTAATAATACATTAAAAATGGAACAAACCCTAATACAACACCTGATACAGTCGACAATATTTTCATTTCTCCCAAATATCCAAAAAATAACATTGACCAATTCAAAGATACTATCTTTGACAATGTGTTTGCATTATCATGTAGTAAATTATAAAATTGCAATTTTGTCGTATCCATATTTTCATTTTTGTATCTCAAATAAATCAAATAAAAAATCAATGTAGTCAACATTGTTGGGGTTGTAATTGACCAGTCAATATACCGTTTTGGAGTTACGTTTATTACACTAGTGAAGTTATAAACTAGCCAAATGTAAAATAAACCTTCAATTGCCTGAACAAACAGTTCCAAATATAAAAGTTCCTTTATAATAGTATATTGCGATGGAACGTTCACACTTAATACCGTCCACCCTTCAATCATTCCAGTAATAATTTGAACCAACACAGAAATAATCAACGTCACGTAAAATAACTTTCTAGTGTTCATTATTGAAAAAAATGTATTTTATTATTAATTGTTTATTTTATATTATACGTAGATATTATAATTAATTATTTTATTTTATTTGTAATGAAACAGTTAGTCGGAGGAAAATGGAGTTTAAAATACAAAAAAAGTATAAATTGTAATCGACCAAGAGGTTTCTCACAAAAACAATTTTGTAAATATGGTAATCGAAGTAAAACTAGAAAAAATAAAAAAAAATAAAAAAAAATAAAATAAATTATAAATTTAGGATTTAAATGAAGAATAAATAATGACAATCAATTAACACTTCCAACGTTTACCGCATTCGAGACATGTGACAAAAGTTGTCATTGGCTCGTCTGCCGAACGCGTCTGTTGTTGCGTATATGTGCATTTGTTTGACTTGCAAGCGCGACAAGTAAACAAGTCAGTTGACGCTTCAATCTTCAATTCATACCTATTCTTATCTCTGTTCTTTTTATCCTCAATGATTTTGCTCCACATTTTCGAATTCATTTCTTGATGCGTCATGAATGCAAGTTCGTGAGCTTTGATTTTTTTTGTTCTCACCATATCCATGACGTCTTTATTTTCAAGGTTAATGCAAATGGACTTCAACCAGTCTGTGTAGAGCTGAACAAAATAGATATTGTCCCATTTTTTTACAATATTCATTTCTCCTGCTTTTAAAAGCGTTCGATTAAAAATTCCTTTCTCCAGATTTAGCCCAATGCTCCCCGTTTCGTCTCCAATTTTTTCTGATAATTTTTTTTGTATATTTCGTCTGAAAGAGTCGGGATTTTTTGGAATCATTTTATAGAATGGTTTGTGATGGTGGTCTGTTGGTGGCGGTCTAGGTATTTACTCTTATAACAATATATATTTTTATATTCAATTTTTTTATATATTGTTATTGATTGTTATTGTTTATGTAAACACTATTATTTTTATTACTATTTTTATTACTATTTTTATTACTATTTTTACTCATATTTTTTATTCATATTTTTTATTCATATTTTTTATTCATATTTTTTATTCATATTTTTTATTCATATTTTTTATTTCGTTTCTTCATCATTATCGTCATCTGAATAATTATATTCTTCGGAATTAAGCTCTGAAGAATCATCACTACTATTGCTACTTTCATCATCGTCTTCATTCTCTTCGTCTGTCGACACAGTACTTTCATCCCCTTCCGACTCGCAATCATCTTCAGAATCATCGCTTGAATTTTCTTCAGCATCGGGATCAGCATCTTCTAATGCATCTTCAATAATAAAACCGTCTTTCAAATAACCATCCTTTGTCTTCATACTTGATGGAACATTTGCCAACTCATCTTCTTCTTCATCATCTTCATCCGCATTGTCTGCAAGTGTTTCAAACCCACCAAATAAATGCTCATATATTTTATTCCATTTTTCAACTGTCAAATCAATAATTTTCATATTTGAATCTCTCAACAAAAGTGCACAACTTCCAAAAAATAATTCAGAATCCACAGGTGGTGGAAAATCATATTTATTCTCTTGGTTTGCCTGACCTTCACTTCGTGCCCATAATTCAACTGTAACCCGACCATCGCCCTTTTTTGAATATCCCCATTCCGTAACTTTATCAAATCCTTCCGATTTTTTTAAATTGCATTTTTTATACAATTCGTCTGTATTTGTGCTTTTATATTCCCGTACTTTCAAATCACCATTCTTTTCAACGATGACAATGGATGGCATTTTTACACAATGCGTTAACTATTTACAATATATCTAACCATGGGTTTAAATTGTTTAGGTTAATTATTATTATATCACAATCATTTTCACAATTATATAAAAATAAATTTTATTCAAAAAGGTTTTCGCAGATTATCCCTTTTGAACAAGGGAGGGGGTAAAAGGAACCGTCATAAATCATTTTTCGGTTGAAAAGAAAAACACTTGAAAAAGTCTTCCATTTTCTTTTGAATCACCAAAGTAATCCATCGACATGTGAAATCGCTTGGAATTGAATAATATGAGCCTGTTAAAAACATTCCCCACTCGATCCACCAGTTGCCATTTTGTCATATCTTGACTAAATGTGTCTGTTTGGGTTTTATTTTCTAAAATATCTTGGTCTCGTTGACACTCTGCTCCGTCGTTGAACTTGTAAAATGCTGTTCCTGATGATAGCGGCGCATTCGGAGTCATGTACAAAACTCCGCCCCAGTTATTATAACCATCAATATGAACCCAAGACCTGTCTCGAGAAGTGGTGTATTGAAAAGACCCGTTGTAAATGTTCGCATTTGTTGTTTTATCTGGAATTGGAAAATCTGTAATCTTTCCACCAAACGGCATGACATATCCTTGAATAATGTCTTTCAAATGCTGAGTCGCGTATGAAATAGTTCTTTGCCCTGGATAATTTCCACGAACAGAAAACTCTTGGGTTAAAATATATTTCCTCGTTTCGTGTGGATTTTTATAAAAATTATCAATAACAATTAATCCGCACGACGGACTGCGAACTTGTATATCATCAAACAATGTTTTATATTTGGTGTGTATTTCAATTTCTTTTTTTATTTCTTCATGAATTTCCGGATTTATTTTCTGCATATTATTGACATTATTAGCGGGAATTAATTTATCTTTTAAATCAAGTTCTGCATTTGACGTCTTTGTTATAATTGGAATATACATTTTATTCCCTTTTGCATATTTACAATCGCCTGGAATCTCTATTTTATATTCGCTGCATTCTACATGTATACAAGTTATATTTTTGTACATTTCTATACAATTTACACCAGAATAAAAAGATATTCTAGTCTCAATTCTTGTATGATTTTGCAAGACTTTCTGTAAAAAATGTGAAAACCTATCTTTTATCATTCTTCTATTACCTATATCCATGTCTGAATTCAACACATAGTCGTCAAAATATATGGAGTCAAATGTTTCCGTCGTCTGTAAAACGTCTTCCCACCTACCTTTTATTAAATTTATTTTTAGTTCAGGTCTTGCAATTTGTTGTTCAGTTTTGAATTCTTCAAATTTTTCCCATACAATCGGCATGCACTCTATTACATTATACTCTTTGACATTTTTGAAACTGCATATTTTTGTTGCACTGTATCCCAATCCAAACCCGATTTCCAATACTTTACCAAACGGATTCAAGAGTTCAATTGATTTTTCCATATAAGGTTTTTCCCATTCCATCATGATTTGGTGTCTTTCATCTTCATTGCATAATATATCTTTACCATTTTTATCTTTCTTGTATATTAAATCCATGTTTATTAATATATTTGGTAAAAGTTTTAAATTATTTTAAAATATATTATTAATATATTAAATACATTATGGAACAAGTTAGTAACGAATTAAACCAATTATTATGTAATTCAATTAATAATGATTCCACTGTAATATCTAATTTTAAAAGATTGTTACTCTCAAATATTATTAAAACACGATGTTACCATGTTATTTGGCATTTATTACATTCGTTTTCAACTATATATCCAGAAAATCCAAGTGATAATCAAAAAAAAAATACAAAAGAGTTATTACTTAAAATAAAATCTATTATGCCATTTTGTATGAGTTGTTCAAATAATAATGGGGATACTTTTTTAGAAAATTATAACTTAGAACTAGCAACAAGTAGCAGTAATGAGTTAATTATTTGTTTAATTGATTACCATAAATTTATTAATAATACATTTGTAAAAAATAAAAATTATAATGATTCCTTATATACAATTGATTTTATTAAAAATAAGTATGCTGATAACTCATATATAGAGCATATTGAACAAATATATCACATTTCATTATTAAAACTAATTTCTAATAATAATAGTGAAAATTTTATAATTTCATTACGACAAAATATGCAGAATTTGAGAAGGATTATCATTAATAAAATTGAGTGTTTAGATTATGAAGTATCATTAAATATGACAATAAATAAATAAATAAAACGTTTTATTCACTTTTATTTATTTATTTTAAGTTTATTGATTATTATTGGTTATGATTTGACGGGTTGAAAAGAGGTATACCATTACCTACTGGTCCTGGGTACCCGTGCGCATCCCACACATTTTTAATATAATTTTTGTTTGCCATAAAAGTAAATTTACCAGTAACATAAGCCTGCGCCGCATTATTTGTCTCTATATAATAAAACCATTCGATAAATGCATCTTCAAAGGGAGGACCACCAGGTCCTCCGATAATACAACAAAAATAACGGTTAAACGGTGTGACAATACCATCAGTACAATAATCGAGTGGTACACCAGTATGTGCTTTACAAACTTCATTGTTCAACGGAGTATTATGAGTTGCTTTTGCATCTGAGAAAGTTGCAGGACAAGCATTTCGTCCACATACATACAACGCAAATTCATAATTAATTGTAGTACATTGAAATAAAGGAGGAACAGTAATAATACAACCTGGTTCAGAAAAAGCAATTGAGTAATATAGTTCAGGTTGTAACCCTGATGAAAAAGGAAACACAGGTATTGCTTGAAGATTAATATTATATGGAACTGTTGCTCCTGTTGCACCCTGGGCTCCTGTTGCGCCTGTTCTACCTGTTGCACCCTGGGCTCCTTGTGCTCCTGTTGCGCCTTGTGCTCCTGTAGCGCCTTGAGCTCCTGCTGCACCTTGTGCGCCTGTAGCGCCTGTGGCACCTTGTGCACCTACTGCACCTTGTGCTCCTGTAGCGCCTGTGGCACCTTGTGCACCTGCTGCACCTTGTGCGCCTGTAGCGCCTGTTCTTCCTGTAGCGCCTTGTGCACCTGCTGCACCTTGTGCGCCTGTAGCGCCTGTGGCACCTTGTGCACCTACTGCACCTTGTGCTCCTGTAGCGCCTGTGGCACCTTGTGCACCTGCTGCACCTTGTGCTCCTGTAGCGCCTGTGGCACCTTGTGCACCTACTGCACCTTGTGCGCCTGTAGCGCCTGTTCTTCCTGTAGCGCCTGGTGCACCTCCTGCACCTTGTGCGCCTGTAGCTCCTGTGGCACCTTGTGCACCTACTGCACCTTGTGCTCCTGTAGCGCCTGTGGCACCTTGTGCACCTACTGCACCTTGTGCTCCTGTAGCGCCTGTGGCACCTTGTGCACCTGCTGCACCTTGTGCTCCTGTAGCGCCTGTGGCACCTTGTGCACCTACTGCACCTTGTGCGCCTGTAGCGCCTGTGGCACCTTGTGCACCTGCTGCACCTTGTGCGCCTGTAGCGCCTGTTCTTCCTGTAGCGCCTTGTGCACCTACTGCACCTTGTGCGCCTGTAGCACCTGTGGCACCTTGTGCACCTACTGCACCTTGTGCTCCTGTAGCGCCTGTGGCACCTTGTGCACCTACTGCACCTTGTGCTCCTGTAGCGCCTGTTCTTCCTGTAGCGCCTTGAGCACCTGCTGCACCTTGTGCTCCTGTAGCGCCTGTGGCACCTTGTGCACCTGCTGCACCTTGTGCGCCTGTAGCGCCTGTGGCACCTTGAGCTCCTGCTGCACCTTGTGCGCCTGTAGCGCCTGTGACACCTTGAGCTCCTGCTGTTCCTTGTGCTCCTGTAGCGCCTGTGGCTCCTTGTGCACCTGCTGTTCCTTGTGCTCCCGTTCTTCCTGTAGCGCCTTGTGCACCTGCTGTTCCTTGTGCTCCCGTTCTTCCTGTAGCGCCTTGTGCACCTGCTGTTCCTTGTGCTCCTGTAGCGCCTGTGGCACCTTGTGCTCCTGCTGCACCTTGTGCTCCTGTAGCGCCTGTGGCACCTTGTGCACCTGCTGTTCCTTGTGCACCTGTAGCGCCTGTGGCACCTTGTGCACCTGCTGCACCTTGTGCGCCTGTAGCGCCTGTGGCACCTTGTGCTCCTGCTGCACCTTGTGCTCCTGTAGCGCCTGTGGCACCTTGTGCACCTGCTGCACCTTGTGCTCCTGTAGCGCCTGTAGCGCCTTGAGCTCCTGCTGCACCTTGTGCTCCTGTAGCGCCTGTGGCAC